TATTTCTTTATATTTATCATTTACTGTAAAAATAATTAACATTTTCATATGTGTTCACCGTCCATTCTTAATTTGTCGCCCATACTGCAATAACCCTCTTCCAATACGGTTCAAATTTTTCCACCTCTGCCTTAATAGCAGCGTCATACTCTGATTCCGGTTTATCGTGGTACTTTTCGTAAAGATTGTCCTCGATAATTTCTTCGAGTCTGTCGCGGTCAGTGATGACCATATCGCCATAATCGTAATATTCGCAATCAAGAATCTCGTCGACCTTAACCGAAATCTTAGAACAGAACGTCCATGCTCCGTTATCGGTGACGGAGCTTTCGTCTGCCAGAATTACAATCGGCAAATCGGGATTCTCCAAAATGAACCGTCTTAGTTCGTCGGTTGCGTGGTCAAGATTTAATCGTTTTAATTCACTCATTCAGACCGCCACTCCTTTTGTTCCATACATTTATTGCGTCCACTGCACCATTGGCTTCAATTTGGACTACACCGTATTTATCCTGCCAAATTTTGCTTTCATACGATTTTGTGTAAATATGGCACTGTTCACACCTGACTCTATAAGCATTTGTTATCGTTACAGGATCGTGCATAAAGCCATTCGTCACTTTTGATAATGTTGCCACTCCACCGCAGAACTGGCACGGTTTAATCTCGATATTCGGCATTCTTTCATCGCACAAAAGTTCCGGCTGTGCGGGTGGGATTATCTCGATATACTGGGACGGTTCAAGGCCTTTAGCCCATGCATGCTTTGCGGCATCAATCGCCGCCTGTTTTTCAATCAGAACCATTTTCTATCCTTTCGTAAAAAACACAGTTATATCTTACTATCTGTCCAGGCTTTGGAGCGTATTGGCATTTTCGCACTGCGCAGTCATTACAACATCCGGTCTCGTAAATATTTCGCAGCGCCTTCAAGCAATCAATGACATACTCCTGATTTGCAATCACATCATCAAGTTTGCTCATTAGTTCTCCTTTCCGAATCTGCTCATCCTTTCTTTTATTGCTGCAACCGACAATTATGTCGGTAGCAAATAATTACAAGAACGCTTCTTGAGGTAGTATCTCTATGATTCTGTCCCTGTGCTCAAGGTTCTGATACATACTGTTCACCTGCCCTTCGGTTCCACGCTTCCGCAAACTCATTAAAAACTCTCTCATACGGCTCATTTCGTCTCGGCGGCTTTATCCGTGAGTACCTGACGATCATATGGCAGGTCACACACTGTATGCCGGTAGGATACAAATCAACGGCATCGTAGGTATAATTCACCTTGCCACCGCAATGCGGACAGGGTTCCAACTCTACTTTCATTCCGTATCCCCCTCCGGCCTGTAAGGCTCTATCACCGGCATCCACGCTACGACTTCGGATTTATGGCCGCTCACATTAATCCATCGTCCTGTGTCCGTATGCCATTTCCCATCCCTCAGATGGGCGCTGACCTCCACGATCCGCGTACCGTCATCGCAGAGAATTGTGGCAAAGCACCGATCCGAAGTCATTTTAATTCCAAGGCTTTTCAGGATCCCCGCATCATGCATTTCCGGAAGATCTGTCGGGTCCTTAATCAGGTCGTGCCACTGACTTGTATGGCTCTCCTTCGGCGGGACGGTCTCCCATGTTGCGATCTCCTCCGACAGACCCTTGACAAATTCATAGATTTTGGAATCGCCGTCATCGGACCTCCCCCAGCCGGGAGAATATGACAGCTCCAGATCTGCCAAGTACATCATCAACTTATTTTTGTCGACCGATTCCCCGAGCGATTCCGGTAACATACTCTCAACCATGCATATAGCATCTGTCCAACCCTGTGCGTAATCCGTATAGCTGTCAGCATTACCCGGCACTCTATAGGGATGCATTTCAGCGACCTTTTCAATAATCTGTTTCATCGCTTCTCCTTTTGCTCCTTTCCGTCCGGCTCCTTCACATATCTTTCCTTCAGGTTTTCTGCCCTCTTCTGGATGTTCCTCTTCATGGCGTCCAGTTCACGGAGCTTTCTTTCAAGGGCAGCCTCGTTCATCGACTTCCCATACATCCGGATCATCGATGCCAGCCTCCTGCGCTTTTCGATCTTGTCCCGGAGTTTCTTGTCGGTGACGATAACCGTGTATTCCTTGCCGCAGCCCGGGCAACGGAAGAACTGCTGTATCACCGACCCTTCATATCTCCGCTCCTCAAGTTTGATCTCGTATGTACCAAAGCACCTGTCACAGACCGCTGTCTTGTATGCTTCGTCACTCATTTTTCGTTCCTCGCTTTCTTGGCCATGTTCCTTGCCCCACTCACGATCAGCGTGCATATCACATACAATACTGGGAATGGCCAGAACCACTGCCACTTGACATAATCGCCGACAGAGATCTTTCCCTCGCCGTATGCGTTCGTGTGGAATATCAGCAGCACCAGGTTGCCGATAAGGAAATATACCGCCATGACCGTGGCCCCAATTATCCTTTCACCTATCATGTTTCTTTACCTCCTGTTATCTCATTGAGACAATCATTCCATCCGGCGTAGTAGTTCGCCGCGGCTTTGTACTTGTCGAAATCCCGAAACGTCGGCGTTGACATTTGCAACGGAAGCGGCCTTGCCGGGCATTTCGGATGCCTTTTAGACTGATCGACCGGCTTTCCAGAGGCGTAATGGCTTGTCGAAAATCTGCCGACGTTGCAGTAGGCAAGCCCCATATGGCGGACTGGGCAGGTGTCGCACCTCTCCGGCATATCGATAATGATTACCGCTTTCACTTATCAGCCTCCATTCTATGTTTCCACCGAATCATCTTCTGTGCTTTTACTGCTTCCACCCGCTCCATATCGACCAATCCTTTCAACTGGTCTACACAGATCATGACATCCGCGATCTCTTCCGTTAAGGCCCCTATGCATTCCATCTCTGATTTAGGGGTCGGATTCTCTCCCCTGTATTTCCGGGCAAGCTTCAGAGCTGCATGTGACAGCTCTGAGCCTTCCTCTGCCAGCATTTCGAGCATTGCCGGCCTGCCGATCAAATCAATCATCATCCTGCGTCCTCGACATTCTCACAGACGACACCATCCACGGCCTTCGCGACTTCGTAGGCGTCTTTGCTATTCCTCCACGATCCCCAGTACCACAGTTCTCCTTTGTCGACCCTGGCTACCACATATCGTTCGCACGGACCTGCCGGCATATTATGCACGAACACCTTTAAGCCTCTCATATAAACCTCACTTTCCGTCTGCCATATGTGACAGACCATTTTGCACTAACCATTCTTTTGACCGCTCGTAATGCTCCTTTTTGACATAACGTCCACCGCATTTGTAGATCTCAATGATCGACATGTGCACGCCGGCCCAGAACACATTCCTGTCTTCCGGATAAGGAATCCCCCATTTGCGGAACAGCTTCTTGATCCGTTTCTCATTCAGGCTGACAAGGGCTGAATTCCTCTCATTGACGAACATTGACAGCTGCTTACTCAGATCCATCCTTGCCATTTATCCCTCCTTTCATCAAATCTCCGAAGTATTCTTCCATAGTGATCTGGCCTTCGACCTGATTTGATGGCGGGGCTTTCGGCTGTGCGATCTTCACAGCATCCTCCCTGTGCTGCAGTCCATACCTGACGCAGGCATAAAAATCATCGACCGTCATATCCGGCGGGACGACCATGTCGAGGGTGTGGATGTCTGCCAGGTGCATCTCTCCTTTGATCATGCACCGATGCACATATTTCTCATGTGCGTACACCCGCCAGCTCCAAGACCTGCTCTGGTCGTCCCGCTCGATTATCTTTCCGCACTTCGGACAGACGAGCTTGTAGTTCTCGATTTCCCCGGTCTTGAGGTTGACCGTCTGTGCCATCCCCGTGACCAGGTCTATGCGTTCCTGGCATCCGTCTGCCCTCTTCCCTGGAGGGATCCATTTGTACTCGCCAGACTGTGCTTCCTTCTTCATTTCTTCGTCCTCCAGTCATCGCAGGTGCCTTTGCTCATGCTGACCTTCTTTCCGGTCTTCTCACAATAGCCGCCTTTATAGGTCGGCTTGCAGTGATCGCAGTTCTTACAGATTTCCTTTTTTGCCATATCCGAAGTTCCTCTCTATTCCGGTTTCCCAGTCCTCACGAATGCGTCGCCTCGAAGTTCTCAATCGCCCACTTGTTGCCGGTCGCATTGACCTTCGTCCTCGTCCTCTCATAAGGACCGGGCGTGCGTTTCGGCATATACGGCGTGATCCGTGTGCGGACGCCGCGCTTCTCAAGCTCTTCGTCGATTTTCCGGATCTCATTCTGATGGAACGCTTTCGCTTCCTTCAGCTGGTCAACAGTGATCTCCTCTTCTTCGGGAATAACAATCTCGATCATTTTCTTCACCTCAATTCGTTGATATTGCGACCGGCAGGATAACGACCTGCATATCTGTATTTTCCTCCGACAGGAACATCGGATACTTCGGCGATGTCAGTTCGATCGTCACCAGTTCATCAGAGAAGAACTTCAGTGAATCGTATATCAGTTTCGGGTTGAAACCGATACGGATCGGCTGTTCAACCTCGGATGACAGCTGTACGACCTCATGATAGTCGCTCGTGATGTTGACGATAGACACTTCCATCTCATGTCCGGTGATGTCGATCACAACCGGCACTTTTGATTTCTCGCTGTTGATGCACGTGTTCGCACGCAGCAATGCTTCAGAAAAATCCCTGCGGTAAAGGCTCGTGCGGATCGGGCTGTCGATGAACATCTTCTCATAGTCGAAGTACACTCCCCCGATGAGCCGTGTATGTACGATGCAGCCCTCATCCTTGAAGACTGCGGCATACTGGTCGTAAGACAGCTCGACATCCCCACGGAGCTCGAGCGCCGCCAGCTTTTCACAAGCCTGCTTCGGGACGATGATCTTCATCCCGGCAACCCCCTTGGATGGTATCGTCATCCTGGCTATCTTGTGCCCGTCGAGGGCAGCCATGGTGATTTTGTCCGCATCTCCCTGCATATAGACTCCCTGCATCTGGATCTTCTGTGCCTTGGAGTCAGCTGCAAATGCGACGTGCGACAGCCCATACACAAGTTTGTCCGCATCGATGACCACCCTCTCATCGCCTATATCCCTTATGTCGTCATAGGCGAACTGGTTCGCCGGCACGGTCTGTATCTTGTTCTTGATCCTTCCCGCGATGATCGTAATAACGTCCTTGTCGTCGACGTCGATCCTGATGTCACCGTCCGGCAGCTTGCAGATCATGTCGAGAGCCTTGGTCGGGAGGATGAATTTCTCACCCGCTCCGGCCTCCAGTTTGACCTGTACTGAGATTTCTGTGTTCGTGGCGATCAAATACCCGTCTTTCACCAAAGCGCCCATCAGGGCGTCAATCGTGGATGATTTCGGGATGACGCTCGCCACCTTGCGGATAGCCGCGGCAATCTCACTCTTTGTTACTACCATTGTGCTCCTCACTTTCCCGGAGGCTTATTCCGTCTAAGAACCGCAGGTAGCCTCCGCTGTAATTGACCCTGAACGGTTCCAGATCTGAACGGTCCATGTACAAGCGCCCATACAGTCTCTTCATATCCCGGAACGTCGGCCAGGGAATCCTGTAATAGTCCTTGAACTGGATGTTCGCTACGACAAAGCAGTGCGCTCCCATCTTCATGTAGCGTTCGAAGCACTTCTCCTGCTCCGAGGTCACCGCCTGCCGTCTGAGGACTTCTGTTTCAGTATGTTTCGCATCAAAGAGGATCGTTGTTCCGTCACACAGCGTCCCCTTAAAATCAGGCTGTGCCATCTTCTCGAATCTGGAAAGGAACTGCCCGTTCCCCATCGGCCTTATTACCTTCATCGGCTCCGGGGTCTTGTCGAGGACCGCAATACCGAGATGCTCATAATACCCGCCGGCGATCTCGATCATTCTCTCGAACCAGTCCCCTTCCATCTTTGATTGGCGGCCTTGCAGCCTGTGCTTTGCATACTTAGCAGTATCCGTACTCATTCGCTTTCTCCATTAACTTGTTGATCGTGATGGCGCCGATCCCTCTCACCTTCTCGCCCTGGAGCCGGATGATGAACTCCATCGCGCTGTTCTTTCTGTTCGCTGTCGCATATTCGCATCCGGCGTTATAGCCTTTCTGGTATTCGATCTTCCCGGCCTCGGCGATCTGTGTGTCGATGTACGCGCACAGCTGTTCATCCGTCATACGCTTCATCTTCACAGCCCTGTCGTGAACTTCCCTTTCATTGGCTGTCCTCCTACAATTTCTCTTAGCCATTGTTCATACCCTCCACATTTGGTACCGGGATATTATGCTCTGCGCAGAACCATCTCAGGCACTCGTGACACATGAATCCCATTGTCGTGTTCCTTGTCCCCCGTCCGGATCTGGCGGACAGGGTGACCATTTCTTTTTTTGGACGGTGAGCACCGCATATCATGCAGTGGTCCCACCGTTTGTCTTTAATTGCCTGTGTAGCAATGTTTTTCTTCCCGACGTATTGAGCAAGCTGTTGCGGATATTCTTCCCGGAAATCGTCCACCAGAGCCCTCACGGACTCCTTCATGAACACCGGGGCTTTCGTCCAGTGACAGATCTCGTCTATCCACTCACTCTGAACTGCCGGCTTGCCTTTCCTGTTACCCGTCTCCGCTCCGATAATCAGCCATTCATAAATGCTGATATCCGTAAGGGACAACCTGTCCAGTCTTTCATGGAGAGGTTCGATGCTTGCGAATATCCTTAACCTATCTGCGATCTCCATCATAATGAGAGACCGGCTCTGCACATCCTTGTTGCTCGTGAGCGTCACCCCGTAGTAGAAGTTGTCACCATCAGGGAGGTCTAACTGCGTATAACGGAACGGGTTCTTCGTCAGGAAAATGTAGTTGTTCATCTCGTTCCCGGTCGCTTCCACGACCTCGCTTATCACCCAGTCAGGCACCCATTTTCCGAACAGGTCTGCCAGCGCTCCGACAAAGATATTGTGTCCGCCCTTCAGTTGTTCTATCGCTTTCAGCCGATACCGGTGAAACGTCGGTTCGAATCCAAAGGGATAATTGATGATCTCGCCGTTCGGACCATGGAACTGTTCATCGAGGACGTATATCCCGTCAACAATCCTGTACTTATCTGTGTGCGTCAGATTTTCCCGGATATCTCCGGAGAACCTGGTGATGAGTTTCTTGGCGTAACAGTACGGGCAGTCATGCTTGCATCCTGTGATTGGGTTGAATGTGTGGTCGCACCACGGAATCTTGCTTCTGTTCATGTTCATCCTCCTCAACCTGCAGCTGATTCACTTAAATCGACATCCGGCTCCACATCCATAAAATCTGCTTCCAGAACATCCACAAGGAGTTTTCCTGCAAGCACTCCGTGCCAGATCTTGTTACCGTTTTTCCGAAGTTCCTTGAATTCCTCTTCACGGAGCACCGCGCTTTTGGACTGCAGTTCGATGTCCTTCTTGCTCAGCCGTTTCTTTATCGCTTTCTGCCACTCCCTGATGAACGACACCGCTTCCTTAAAATCTGCGTTCTGCCGGTCTCCGGTTGTCCTTTTCTGCCTTGTTGCTCCGCCAGGCTCAATTTCAAGGGTGTAATATGGGATGTCGGGAGCATCGGCCTTGCGAAGGAAAACGATGAAGGATTCCCTTCTCTCGATTCTCGAGAAATAAATGTCTGACCGATGCAGGCAGTGTTCCAGAGCGATTCCCTCTTCAATGATGTCCTTTATCCCATCAGGGCATACGATGCAGTACGTTTCATTCCGGTATTCATACTTCGCCTTGATCTCAGTGCAGATCTCATTGACATTCGGGAACTTTGACAAAATCTCGAGTTCACGTTTTGCCAGTGCCGCGCCGCCGGAGATCTTGACCATTTCATCATGCGCAGCCCTCAGATTTTTCGGTCTGTACACGTACTCGCTCTTTACGTTCCGCTTCATGTAGGCCGCCATGGCCAGATAATCGCTCCATGTGCTGACCATCTCCGTGTAACTCCTGTCATAATGCTCGTCTTCCATCTGGCGCTTCATGAAATTGACGATCTGCTCATAACTCATGCGGTCATCGATAAAACTGAATGTGTCTTCCTTGAAGGAATATTTAATCAGGAATTTAATGACAGCCTGATTGGATGACTCGCCTCGCTTGAAGAAGATCCTCATCCAGTGGTATTCATCCACGTCACCGTTCGTGCTCTTCAGCAGCTCAAAGTCTTCCTTCGTGATGCCAAGCCTCTTCCATGGCGTGCCGTGGTCTTCCGCAAATCCTCCGATATGATTTGCAAGATTCGTCATTCCCATCTTTGCCAAAAACTCGAGTTCGGGCATGGACTCATACCGATGCAGGTAATTCAATGGTGAGAATCCCCTGACTCCGATCATCCTGTCTACGGCACTGTACTGGTACTTTGTCCCTGCCACGAGATCGGGTATGAATGTTACCGGATAAATCTTTGTGTTTACCGGTGATGTATGGTACCATCCGTCACCATACTGTGACTTGTTCCAAGATCCTCCGTAGTTGTATCTCCAATAACAGATCTCGTGACCGTTCCGAATAATCCTTCGTTTCTTCTCAAACACTGATATCTTGAGTTCTTCATCAAACTTCGTGACCGAATCAATTGCGTACAGCCGCTCGACGAAGCCACCGTAAGGATGCCTCTGGAACAGGATTGCGTGATTGTCCCTTCCGACAACGACATCGTATCGATTGCCATTCGCCTTATAATCGCTCCTCCTGACGTTGCACTCGGTTCCACATTCCGGGCAAATGGTCTTCTTGTCCTTGACATCACCCTTCAGGATCGTGACTTCATTACCGCAGTGTGAGCATGTACCCTTCGTGTGTTTGTTCTTACGGAAAGGGATGATCGTCATGTAGTGAATGGGTTCGAACTCCTTCGCTAACCAATCGCGGAATCCAGCAGGTTCCGGCGGTATCTTATCCATCTCTTCTTGGATTACCCGGTTCTTTCTTTCTTCACTTTCAAAATACTTCTTGCTCTGAAGGATGCTCTCTGCATCAGAGAACATGCACATTTCATCTGCAACATATTCGAGACGCGGCCAATACTTGAGGACGAATGTCCTGATTACCTTCCTCATCTCGTCGGAGATCTTCACCGGAAGATTCGTGTAGGAGCCTTTCTTTTTTGCAAAATTAACGCCGCTATAGGAATAGACGCTCGCCATCTTGTAGCACCAGTGTGCTTCGTTCTTAACGGCTAGTGTTGATCCTTCCGGGAAATATGTGGCGTACTCATTCTGGCTCAGGCAGAAGCGAACGGCAGGTTTCGTGTTCGAAACATCGACCACCAGCGTCTCCTGCTTCTTCCCCTTTGCCGGCAGGACCATTGCACTTATCATGCATTCATTCTTGCTTGCGGGAGCGAGCCATGCGATCTGCTCTATCTCTTTCCTTCTCATTTGGCTCCCTCCTTTATGTGGTATGTGGTGTATGGTCTATACTTGACCCCGTCGATCTTGAACATCGATATACGTACAATCTTTCTGCTGTCCTCTTCCTCTTTCAGAAGAGCTATGATATCGCCCTTTCTCCCGGAAGCTCCCGGATGCTTGCCTCTTACGATCTTCATTCCGAAGAATCCCTCGGCCGATGAAGCATGCTCACGCTTCACATAGCCGTTCTCCTTCATCATCGGGTTCTTGATCATGTAGTCGCACGCAGCTATCACGAATTCCTCTTTTGAGAGTTCCTTTGCAAGCAGCATTCTCGTGCAGGAGATCTTCGTATCGTCACCGGATTCATTGATATCACCGTCAGCTATGACCTGGTAATAGACCGACTTATCCCAATTTGGGTAGTATGAGAGACAGTCAAGAGGATCTTCAGCGCAGTGCAGGCCGTTCTTAAAACAGTTGGCTTCCTCTTCTGTGTTCCAGTCGTCCAGCTTGAATTTGTACCCCTTGCATGTGAGATCTGGATTGAATCCTTTGTAAGCAATAAGCATCAGAACCCACCTCCCATGAAGTCGAACAGGCTCATCTGTCCTTCGAACTCGTCTTTCTTCTTCGGCTTTGGCTTCTGCTCCTTCTTTTCTTCCTGCCCCTTCGGTTTCTTGGCCTTCATGTACTCCGCCTTTGTAATACTCTCAGCGTCTTTGAGCGCATCTTCCGTCGGCATCGGAGTTCCCTTCTCGACCATCCAGTACAGGTCACCTGACTTGTAATACAGGTCCTTCTTTGCAACGGCCGGCTTGTCCGGTTTCGGCATTTTGAGAACCTTGCTGTCCTTCTTCGGCTTTTCTGCTTTTTCTTCGGCTTTCGGCTTTGCTGCCTTCGGCTTATCCGCTTTGGGCTTCTCCTTCTTGTCTTCCTTAAGGTTGTCCGTCATGTAATAGTCGCGCGCCCACCCGATGAGCATCTCGGATGTGACAGGTACCGAGATCGGTTCCTCCCTGTTCCTTGCTTTCTCCCTCTGTTCCGCCGTCGGATTCGTCAGCTTCATGGCCTGGTTCGTGCAGTACATCATGTAATGCCCGAAGGTCTTTTCCTCTTTGAGGACAGCCGTGTCAAGTGCAGGATCTTTCTTGCACTCTTCTATCAGAGCCGAGAACAATAACTCATACTGCTGTTTCACGGCATCCGGTGCTCCCGGAGCAACGATCCCGATGTACTTGTTCTTTTCGTCTAAGAGACGATCTTCTCCTTTCGCATATGTCTTATCCATATCAATCTCTCCTACATAAAATGTGAATGTTGCTGTCTTCTTTTTCGGCTCCAGCATCTTCAGCACATCTTTGATGGCCTCAATCTTCCGAAGGGAATTCCATTTCTCTGCGAAGAACATCGTTGTGAACCACAACTCCTGTCCTTCCCTCTCGATCGGGCGGAGGACGCTCGGTCCTGTGCATGGATTCGTCAACGTATTGCCGACGCATACATATCCCGGAGCACCAAGGAGGCTCATCTGCACATAGCACATAAGTGCTGCTACTTCATCGATGTCCTGTGCCACGAAGACCGCTTCCGTCTGGTAGTTGATGCCATGCCTCCTCAGTTCATTGATACCCGCTATCAGCGTTGCCCCCGCTCCGCATGCCGGATCCGAAATACTTATGTACGGCCTGTTGCGCATCTTTTCGATATCACCGTCTATGGTGATCTTCGCCATTGCGACGCAGACATCGTACGGGGTGAAGAACTGTCCGTGCCAATGGGAGCCAAGATCGAGGTTCATATAAATCTTTCCGAGGAAGTCCTGGTCGGGATTAACCTCAAGAGCCATGGTCACTACACCGAGCAGCTTGGCAGGAATGTCAACGCCCCCAAGCCTTTCAATACACCGGGAATACTCTTTTTCTCTTCTCTCGAAGTGATCCGGGTTACGGTCGGTGGCGTTACTGATCGCGCACGCCCACGCCTTCATCAGGTCCGCCCAGACCTGCCACCTCTGGCGGCTGTAGCAAAGCTTCTGGAACAGGTCGAGGAACTCCTTCTCCGTCCCCATCAATTGCTTTTCTGCTGCTGTCCGTTTCATGTGCTATCCTTTCCTGGCACCTTTGCTTGAATCTGAGCAGCGCCGCAGGGGTGCCAGCTTCCTGACGTTTCCTCTCGGCCAGCGCGTCATATAGCCGGAGGAAATGCGCACGCTCCGTCGCGATATTCGTTGACAGGCAGATGTCCCGGAACCCTACCCCCTGGACGGCCTGCCGCGTCAGTTCATCCATGGCGGCAAGCGCGGCCTCTTCCTGATAGTATCCGTACCTGCGGACCATCTTCCTGACGTCTTGCCATGCATCGCCGGCCGGCTTGATAGGTGCAGAAGTAAATTCCGCACATTTCTGCCGAAGTTCGGCGATGCTCGGCGGATAGATTGATTGAGAGATGATCTCAAGCAGTGCCATCTGGCAGATCTGATAATCCAGATCGGCTAAAGACTTGTACCAGAGGTTGATCTCGAACTTGCCCGGCATGATCTGCTTGCCCGGCCATGCGCTCTTGATCGCCGCCCTGATGAATTCGAACTCATCACTGGTCATCGGTGTACCACCCCTTGGTCGCTTCCATGTACTCTGCCGTTGTCTGATATCGATTCGTCTGTGTCCGACCTGTTTGCGGTCTAGCGCGATTCTGCTCTCTGGACAGCCAGTTCGTAATAAATCTCTTTACTCCAGAACGCGTCTTCCTGTTCTTCGGGTTAGAATCACACCATCCAACCATATTCCTAAGTTCCTGCTCAACATCCACTGCGGGATATAGCTCTTTGAGGCGTGATAGATAGATGACATCAACATGGAATTCTCCCTGTCCCACTTTCAGCGGAATGCTTATAAATATATCTACTGTAGGTTCAGCAGATTCTACTGAACCGGAAGAAGATGTTTTATTACCCTTACCTAAACTATCCTTACCTGTATTTACCTTACCTAAACTATCCTTACCTATACTGGGTATACCATCGGTTGTCACTCGGTTGTCACTTGGTAGACAACTGGTAGACAACTGGTTGTCACCGAGGATTTCAACGACCAGCTCATGATAAGCACCTGCTCTGTAACGATCGCTGCGAATATAGTTGTTCGTATTCCAGTCCGTGATATAAACTGCAAGGTCATGATTGAGTATCTTAACGTATCCCTTATGGACCAAGATTCTCAGATCATCCTCGGTTGCACTGATGGCTCTCATCACCATCAGTGCTTCCACTACTCCGTCATCATCGGCATTTACTCCAAGATGGAAGTAAAGATTCTGTGACGATGCAGGCATTTGGATGAAACGGCCGGAACTGACAACGCTCTTTGCAAACATTCTTCGTTCTGCCATATGTTTTCTCCTCAATCGTAGATAATCTTACTGCCCTCTTCCGCACTCTTGACGACCGTGAGGCTCTGCGAGAAGCGGGCTTTCATGGCCGGGTCGTGCGTGATGGCAATGATGCTGATACGCGGGTTCCTCTTCCTGATGGCCTCCATCGAATCGACATAAGCCTGTGTGCCGTCCTCATCCAAGAACGGCGGCTCGTCGACGCCGAGGAACCCGATCTGGACACCCGAAGCCTCCATCTTGACTTCCGCGAGAGAGAGGTTGACTGCCAAAGAAGCTTTGACCTTCTCGCCTCCCGACTTGGATGTGTACGGGAGAGCTGTCTTGCCATACTCCTCGATGATGATGTCGAGCGTCGCTTTTTCGCCGTCGCGCCCCTTGACCGTCTTCTCCATCACGAAATCGACGCCCATCGTCCCTCCTGTCATGGCTCCGAGGATCCCGTTCGCCTTATCCCGGATGTAAGGGATGATGTTCCGAATGATCTGGTGGGGGACCCCGTCCTGGCTGAATGCCGTCTTAAGGACTTCATACTTGGCCGCAAGGTCTGCAGCTTCATCGATCCCCTTCCTGAGGCCTGCGATCTCTTCCCTCATGACCTTGATATCCTCGATCCTCTGCGTGGCAGCTCCCATCCGCATCCTGAGCGCGTCACCATTGCCCCGGAGGCTCTCTAAGTTCTTCTCCATTTCAGAAAGCATGACCCGTGAAGCATCCGGATCCTTCTCTGCAAGCAGAAGATCCAGCCTTTTTGACTCAGCTTCCAGTCTAGCCATCTCGGCACGCTTTGCTTCAAGGGATTCGTTGATCGTATTGGCGGCCACAAGGTCGGCCTCGTTCTTCGCACGCAGGGCAGGGATGTCCTTTGCACACATTTTCGATGCTGCGCATTTCACGCAGACAAGCTTTGCCTCTTTCGTTCTTTTAACGGATTCAGCGAGCCTACTCACCGTTTCTGTGAGTTCTGAGCGTTCATATGCGCGTTTCTCGCGGATTTTCTGCTTTTCGTCGAGGGATTTTATCTTCTCGGCCACAGAAGCCATCAGCGAGGCAATCTGGACGTTCTGTGAGGCAATCTGCGATGCCCGTTCCCTTGCCGGCGCGAGGCGTTTTACCTTTTCCTCGAGGTCAGGGATGTCCTCCGGAGAGAACCCGGTCGCTTTGATGCGGTCATTATATTCTTCGTTCAGCTGCTCCAGCGCAATCGCACATTTGGATTTAGAAGCTTCCTGATCCTTGATCTCCTGCTCGATGGCGGGGATGCCTGCGACATCTTCTTTCGCCTGAGACAGGAAGCGGCACCGGGCGTTCGCCGCATCGATGCATCCGGACCTTTCCATGAAGTCTTTCTGCCTGTTTGCCCCGGAAAGCTTCTGCCGCAGGAGTTCGATCCTGTTATCCGCCAATGAAATGAGCTTCGATACGTTCTTCGACCTGTGCTCCATTTCGTTCACCAAAGAGTAATAGTCGCCCTGCCTCTTCCGGGCTGCGGCAAGTTCGGCCTCGGCCGCTTCAAGCTCCCTGACCTTCCGTGCTACGTCTTCCGCATCGGCGGCTTCACGTTCCATACGTTCGACATCAGCATTTGCCCGGTCAATCTCCGATGATGCGCTGGCGATCTCATTGTCCAGCGCGCCGATCTCGATACGCACATCCGCAAGTCTTTCATTAGCGGATTCATGTCTGGCGACATCCTGGGAAAGTTCCGCGATCGTGGCCATTGCCCTGTCATACGATTCCGCCTCGGCCTCGATCACGTCCGCATTGGCAAGCACTTCATTCCGTTTATCGATGGCCGCAGACAGGTCAAACGCCTTGACGGATTCACTGCAGATTTCATCGAACAGCGCTGATACCTTACCTGTTATGTCGTCCAGCTTCGCTTTCAGGCTGTCCGCCTCATCAATATCCTTCCGCAGTTTTGTGATCTGCGCCGTAGTGCCTGAGATTTTGCCCTCAAGATCATTGATATTTCTTTCCAGCTCTGCGAGCTCGCTCTCCGGATCCCCTTTGTTTGCGATCTGCTGTTCCTTGACCTGTACGGCAGTCTTGCCGGAAGCGTAATCCCTTTTGGCCGCCGCCAGAAGGTCTCTGGCGCTCTTTTCCATCACCCCGTAGATCGAAAGGCCGAGCAGGTTCGAGAGGATCGCGATACGTTCATCTTTCCGCGCTTCGAGGAAAAGCCCGTACTGGTCCTGCATGATGAGCGCGCATGTCTTGAACGTCATGTAATCCATTCCGAGGACATGTTCGATCTCTTTCTGCGTGTCCGCGCCTTTCTCAGAGGACATGTTCACCCATTCCCCGCCGGCATCCAGACGGGAGAGATTAACTGTTCCCTTACCGCTCTTCTGGCGGGTCCGCGTTACGCGGAACATGTGCTCGCCGATGGAGAAGGTGAATTCGATAAATCCGCTCCGGGCATCCGGCGCAGCTCTCAGCCACGCTTTAACATCGCCCTCTCTCGTCTTCTCGAACAGACAGTCCATCGGGGCATCGAAGAACAGGCTTGATTTGCCCGCTCCATTCACTCCATTGACTGACAGGAAGCTGATGTCTGTATAATCGAATTCCGCTTCCTTGTAGGCACGATAGTTCTTGACGGCGATCTTTACCGGCTTGAACTCGCCCTGGTACTCGTTCGCCTCGATCTGCTTCAGCGCCTCTCCGATGATGGGGGCTGCAAGATCTGCGACAGCTCCTGCATCCTTCACGCATTTCTCATCGAGCCACTTCTTGAGATTCTCATAAGGGTCTGATTCCTCGTTCATGAGCCCGCGGTTCTGTACTTCTACCGTCTGCTCCGATTCGATATTCGCCACATAGAAGGCTCCCATCTCCATCAGGTCTGCTTGCAGGACCGGGATGTTCAGCGCACGTTTCTGTGCATCATCGCATGTATACCGGAGGCGTACGATCTTTCCACCAAGAAGCTCTTTGTATCCCATTCCTACCATCATGAACTGTCCATCCATGAGATAAGATGCAACATCATCAGGCTCCCAATTGAGCGTCTGGAACTGATTGTGCGGCGTAATAAAGAACTTAGACTCCCCCTCAGTGTCGTGGATCCAGAATCCCCTGACCTGTCCTTCATCATTGAAATTCAGAGCGTTGATTGCTCCAGCGTAGTAAACTCCGTCAAGGCCTTCCACTTTTTGCGGTCTGTGAACGTGTCCAAGAAGCGCATAATCGAACGCTGTTGCATTGAGGACTTCTCTCGGAAGCACAGGCTCAAAATTGGCATAGCAGCTTGTCTGGCCGGATTCGATGTTGCATCCTGGTACGGTGTAGTGCGCCATGAGGATGTTCTTCTCCCCGTTGCACTGTGCCCGAAGTCCGGAGACGATTGCTCCGATTTGCTCTGTCCAGACCTGGTTCTCTTCATCTGCAGACAGCCCCGGGAACTTAGCCCGGAATTCCTGTTTGTCGAATCCCGGAACGACTGCGAAGTCTGCGATCCTTGTTGCTATCACGCGCGGTTCTGTCACGACGATGACTCTGCGGTTCCCCTCCAGCATCTTCTCAAGCACACGGAACTGTCCGGCTCCGTCGTGGTTCGGTGTGCCCCTCATGACGATGACCAGCTTTGCCGTCTCAGCAAGCTCTGTGATGATCCTCGTTGCGGTCAGCATCTCATCGGAGTAGCGGACAGGTCCTACCTGCTCCTGATGGAAGATGTCGCCGGAGACACATACGATATCAGGATGCTGTGCTTTCGCAGTCTCGACCATGAATTCAAGACACTTTACAGTGGTCTTGTATCTAAGATTCATGCCGTCTTTATCGGCGGGACCTTTGAAGGGTCCCAGGTGCCAATCAGCAGTTTGCAATAATTTCATGATTTTCCCTCGCTTTCTCACAAAGTTTCTTGAACTGGGGGAGAAGGAGCTTGTACTGGTCATCAGTCAGCCCGATGAAATCAAGTCCGTCTCCATCTCCTATGTCTGTCTCTCCTGCAATAATGATGTTGCCGAGGATCGGGCAGCCGTGGATGTCTGTCTGGTACAACCAGCAGCCAACAAGGTTGACTCTCTGCTGGTTGGCATAACCATCCTCATCCACGAGCATATTCGGTCTGCATCTTCCGTTCTGCGGATATTCCGGATAAGCTCCAAGGCCTGTATAAAGTCTTACAGGCATTACGTGCTCGACCATTCTGCATCCATTTCCGATCATCCCGGTAAGGGCATCATGTCTTGTCTTCCAGTCTCCGGACGGATAATCCTCTGTCCGGAGTTCATTGTCTGTCGTGATAACGATCACTTTGTTCATCTGTTCCCCCTCGCTTTCTTCTGGCAGTCCATGCAAAGCGCACGTTTGAACACTCTCATGGAGAAATCATTAACATTCTTGTTGATTGCAGCCCCACAGTCAGCGCATACATAACCGGAGGCTGTCTGCGTGTTCTGACGTCTCTGCGGAGCTGACGTGACCGCTCTCTGCGGCGCCGGCTGTACGGGTGCGGCCTGTACAGGAGCAGGTTCTGGCTCAGGCATATACTGTGTCGGCTCCGGCTGCTGATAGTCTTCTGCATCATCCTGCTCGCGATCGCTTGCGAATGCGGGATTGTTGAGATCGTCTGCATCGAAAGAGGATGCTTCCGTATCGAAATTGATACGCTGTACAGGTACCTGCGTGATGCCGAACATATTCGTAACACTGCCGGCGGCCTGGGCGAGCATTGCCTGTCTCACGATTGGGTCAGAGTAATCCGGCGAGAATACGACAGAGGGAACAGCAAAATTCTTTTTCAGCTCATCGAGCGTGTACGTCCCCTTGGTGCCGAGCAGTGCGCGGATGACACGCATCTTCGCCCCAGTCATTGCCTTTTCTGCCCATGTCTTGCGGAGGAGTGCCATGTTCACCATGACCGACCTCTCGACATATCGCGGTCTGTCTGCCTCGTCGATGATGTACTTCTTTACAGGGTAATTGTTCTTATTGAGCTTGACATTGCCGTTCTTGTCACGGACATCTTCCCAATGCCCCGCGAAGATCTCGGCGGCGGCATTGGCCTGTCTCCAGTCTTCGATGCCTTTCTCGGCTTTATCTGCAAACTCGATCTTATACTTCTCCTCTTCATCGAGCAGGCATATCTCTTTCTGGTCTGATTCTGTCCGGGCTGTACCATCCGCCTTGCGGATCGCGCCCTGTGCATGCGCGCGGTACGTGTGCTTGTCAACACGCTCACCATATGTTTCTTTGGGATTGAACTGGATGCCGGCAGCCATGGCCATCTTGTTGAGGAGCGGCTTTGAAAGTGCGTACACATCAGTGTATACGTCCTTGCCGTTCGGTCCCGTGACCTTGGTCTGCCCAACCTTGAAGATATCACCGCTCGTCTCGGATGTATCGACCGGAACGACTTCGACGTGATACTTGTAGAATGGATTGAGCTGGGCTTCGGATGCCGCAGGCAACAGCAGATTGCAGTCACCGTACTGCTCCATCAGTGATTTCAATGCTTCAGAGTAACTCATATTTGCTCTCCTTGATTTTTATTTTCCGCCCGGCTATAATAAGAGTGTGGGCGTTGCTGTCCATAAGTGCTTGCCTCCGATTAGGAACGGGATCTCGAGTGTCCGTCATACGCTCGGTTCCCACTGTGATTCCGGTCGGAGGCCTTTTTTATTGTCTGGAAGACATATCTGAGTGCGTTATCAGCCAGGATATATGCTCCTGCTCCGACAATCGCAGCCACCATGACTTCGCCTCCTACTGCTTCATATCCGCGCTCGATATATGCCAGCTTAGAGAGGATTCCGTATACTCCAATGAAAGCAGTTACGGAAATCCCCATCTTGATGGACGCGAGCACAAGAGCAGTCATCAATCGTCTTTTCATCTCATCTCCTTTCAGATCGCCATCCGGAACTGGCCATCGTCTTCAATCTCGTAAAGCAGCTTGATGATCTTCTCTGCTTCCTCGTGCTCACGTTCACGCTCTTCTTCGCAGTCACATCTCTCTCCCGGATCGAGATGCGCACCGCAGATCTCGCAAACGTTGTAGTATGCCAAAAACTCACCTCCTCATAACATGTAACGAGCATTGAATGCGCTCTTTGGGACTTTACCTTTCGGGTAATCATCATAAATCCGTCCTTCGCTGATGAGCTCATTCCTTGTGGTGCGAATCATCTTGTACGCTTTGTCTTTGCAGACCCCGAAAATATTCATCACATCATCCGCTGTGTAATACGATCTGTCATTAACGGACGCCTTTCTGATAACACCGCGCATCCTTACACTCCTTTCTTTCCTTTCTGCTTCTCCACGAAGACTTTAAGTTCTGCGGAAATCTGCTCGATCTCTGTCAGCGTGTCGATAATCTTCTGCATGTCATCCATCTCCGAATCATCAACGACACCGTCAGCCGATATGTCCAGCAGGAGCTCCTTCGCTGTGTTCACCTTGCGGAACGTCGCAAGAGCCTTGACGCTTATGCGGTCGATGTTCGCTCCCTCGACCCTCGGAAGACCGGTGCCGAGCGGACACATCGTAGCGCAGTAAGTGTTCTTCAGTTCCGGAGCATTGTATACGTCAGCCATCTGAGCGACCTCGTCCGGGTTCGGCATAGCCGTTCCGAGTTCGATCTTCATCAGCTTGGAACGCTCGATAAGAACCTCATCGGCTGCTCCTTCCCTGCTGAACAAACGCTCATTGTATTTTGCCGCCTCGAATCGGGCGTTGTAGAAGACGTTTCCAGCCGCCTTCGGTGCTATTCTCCCCATTTTTGTGTTCCTCCGCTTGGGATATAATTAGTTATAAGATATGGTTAATCCCAGATGTTTGCTTATCTTCTGGGCAATCTCAGGGGCGTTAATCCGCCCGTTAAGCACGCCGGAAACATACGAGCGATGGACTCCGATTGCTTTTGCCAGATCTGTTACACTCATGTTTTCCTGACGGAGCATGGCTATTTTCGCCTCCACGCACCATTCCGGAAGCTTACGTTTCATATAGGTACCTCCTTTCATTCGACAAATGTATTTACATTTGTTATAATAAGTAGGAATCCAGACAGATAGAGCCATGCCAGTGATTCCTCTGTGATGGATTCCAAGCGGTTGCAGCCGCTTTTCCGTGTTTGTTTTTGTTCCTTTGTGTTTACAGTTTTAATATTAGTTCAACTTCCTCGAACTGTCAATGCTTAAGTTTTAGATTCTAAAACTTTTTTGTGGTTATGGGGAGCTGGACCGGGAGTCTTTATGCTTGGAGAGAGAATTAAACAATGTAGAGAGATGAATGGCATGCAGGCTCAGCAGTTAGCCAAGATGATGAATGTTACAAAATCAACAATCAGCAGTTGGGAATCAGGAAATACTTCTCCTAAACCATCTCAGATCAAAGAGCTGTCAGACATACTGCACGTTCCGACAGACTACTTATTGGAGGCGGGGGTTTTCGGGCATTGGGAGGAAGTCAAAGACCATCGGGTGTTCATCCTGCGTCAGATATCCTCTGTGATGAGAGAGATGTCTTATGACATACTTGAAGGAATTGACGAGCTGACTTATATCAGGATTCTTAATGCCTTCAATGTGAAGATAACCACACATGATGACGGTATCGGCATTTCCGTTGACAGCTTATTTCCAACCTATTCAGATTCCGTTATCAATCCGGTCAGACAGGAAGATGATGACTGGCTTTCACTCATCCACAGCCTCGGAGCAGACGGGCAAAGGCAGTTGAAGGGATACATCGACTGCCTCATCCAGATTCAGAGCAGTGAGCTTAAACAGGCAAAATAATCTCCTTCGAGTGGTACCGAAGGGAGAAGGAGAAGAAAACTATGGCAATAATTGGAGAACGTCTCAGGGAGCTTCGCACAGAACAAGGCCTTACGCAGACCGACCTCGCGTCAAAGGTGGGCGTTACGACAACCATCATTTCAAACATCGAGAGGGGATACTCCGGTGCCAAGTCCTCGATCATAGACAGCCTTGCGGAATACTTCAATGTTCCGACTGACTATCTTCTCGGCAGGACATCTGTGCGCTTCAAGAGCAGCCGAAAGTCTACCGTTTTCTCTGAACGTCTGAAGAGGCTCATGAACACCAACCATATCAGTGCTGATGATCTGGCGGAGGCCGCAGGCACATCAAATGACGAACTGCAATCCATTCTATCTGGGGACACACAGCCGGGAATCGCCACCATGGCGAAGATCTCTACCGCGATAGGTACGACGGTCGATTACCTGATCGGCGCGACGGAGTACGACTCATCCATAGCGTGTGAAGACGAGCAAGACATTGTTAATGATTACCGACGCATGACGAAGACACAGCGCCGGCTCTTCATGGCGGAGCTGGAGAAGATCATGCATCGGTGAAAAGGAGGAAATCATTATGCAAAGAAGAAAAGCACTTATGACACTTGCAGCTATCATGACGGCTGCTTCGCTCACGGCCTGTGGGTCAGGAGTCAAGGAAGGCATCAAAGACGGTATGAATGCCGCCACTTCCCAGGCGGAAGAAGTAAAGGATGCCACAGAGTCCGTACAAGATTCTGTTGTACAGGAGGAATCTGTACAAGAATCTGTTGTACAAGAAGCCGATTCAGTTGAGGAAGAAGTTAAGGAGACCGGCCCGAACGATCTCCCGGATGACAATCCTCTGAAAGGTATCGCGGATCCGGAGGAGATGCGTGTGGTTTATGACGAGATAAATGATCTGATGAACGACATGTATCTGAATAGTGATATGGCAACCGAGACGGACGGCGAGAAAGTCAGGGCAGCCGAAGATGCACTCATCAACCAGGTGGCAGAGGCTCACGGCCTGACATATGATGACGTCAGTAATATCTACACCTATGGCGGTATCGGTTCTCTTTATAACTACGATAAAGATTCTATCAAGATCACGCACGGGGATTTTGTAGAGGCAACCATTAACGGTACAACACTGGTGGTCAAAGCGAAGATCGAGCCGAGCTTCTCGAACAAGGCCACCGTCGACCAGAATTACTACAACGTATGTGATATTATCCGCGACCAGAACGCCGGTGTCTTCCACGAGATACAGTATTGGGCTGTTGCAGATATGACGAGCGGGGAGGAGTCGAAGGTCATCTCTTTCACCGTTCCGAAGGATATGATAGATCTCATAGCCTCGCAGGACTTTGCTGACAACACATTGGGAGATTATGTGGAGGATCTTTGGATTCACCCATCGTTGCAATAAAAATGCCAGAATATAAATATAAGACAAAATCCGGCAAACAGTTGTGGTACTGCAGCTTCTGTTATGTCGACTGGATGGGGGTGCGAAAACGAAAAGTGAAGCGCGGATTCCTCACGAAGAGGGAAGCGCATGAATATGAGGTAATGTTCAAGGATAGGAGGGCTAAAGACCCCACTATCCTTTTCAGTTCGCTCCTGGTTAATTATTATGAAGATTGTGATACAAGGCTGAAACCAACGACGATGGAGACCAAGAAGGACATCGTTGAATCAAAGATCCTCCCTTTCTTCGGGAATACGAGGATCTGCGACATCGATGTCGCTATGGTGCGCCGGTGGCAAAATGAACTTATCAATTACCGGAGTAAGAGCGGGAAGCCGTACTCCCAGACCTATCTGAAGACAATCAATAACCAGCTGTCGGCGATCATGAACTACGCCTGCAGGTTCTACGGTCTTCCGCAGAATCCTATCCACATTACGGGCAGCATCGGAAAAAGCCATGCGGATGAAAAGCCGTTCTGGACGCATGACGAATACCGGCACTTCCGACAATTCGAGAAGAAGCCGTCATACCTGCTCGCCTTCGATATTCTTTTTTATGGAGGCATCCGGGAAGGGGAACTCCTGGCCATCGTGCCGGAGGACTTCGACAGGAAGAACATGACACTGCGCATCGACGAGAACTTCGCGGTTGTCAAGGATACGGAATACATCCTCACGCCGAAGACATCCAAGAGCATGAGGACGATCACGCTCCCGAAGTCCGTGTTTGACGCTGCGATTTCCTACATCGACAAGCTGCAGATCCGGGACGGTGAGAGAATCTTCTACTTCAAGAAGTCCGGCCTCATAACGGAGTTCCACAGGTGCTCAGATCGGGCAGGGCTGCCGCGCATCAGGATCCACGACCTGCGCGGGTCCCATGCTTCTCTCCTCAGCGAACTTGGCACTCCTGTTAAGTCAGTCAGTGACCGCCTTGGCCATGAATCCACATCGACAACCATGCGGACATATACACATCAATACCCGCAGAGAGAGAAGGAATTGGCTGACAGACTGGACGGAATAATAGCGGATGCCGACGCAAAAAAAGAAGCCCCCGAAGGGGCTGACGATACCGATATTTGAGTTTTGTGTATCACGCGTGTATCACGGGCAAAAAAAGAATCCCGGAAGCCCGCATAAAATCAGGGTTTTCCGGGATTTGCGCACTATTCAAGTTCTACAGTTGGTAGATGCTTTTTCGTTACAACATGTGTTTTTTAATCCGTTTTCATGTGCGTTTTTCCATTTTCGCATGCTCTGAAATCTTGGCTTGCCGACCTTTTGTGTATCACAAGTGTATCACTGAGATATTAGCGGAAATTGTAGAAAAATGTATCACGGAGCATCCGGGACGTATTCCAGAATGTCCGAAGGCTGGCATCCGAGAGCGGAGCACAGCTTGTCGAGAGTTTTGAAATCGATCCTGCCTGCCTTCTCATTATAGAGCATGGAGATCGTACTCCTGCTCAGCCCTGTCCTCTCAGACAGCTCCTGTATTCTTATCCTCTGTTCCCCCATCACTCGGGAAAGTGTTACCCTAATCATTCCATATCTCATTTCTGCCCTCGTGACCTCCGGGGCGGGTTTTTGTCATTTTTTCAGTTCCGCAGTCTGATTGTAATATCCCAAATCACCAGTAAAATTAAAGCGCTTCATTTCCTGCTTTATCACCTCTGGATCGGTTACAAAAAAAGGACAGCCAGTAAGTTCAATTCGATAGTGTCCACTCGTTGTAGTAATTCCTTTTTTGTGGCACCCGACGTGTGCAAAATAGATAGTATGCCCCACTATGCAGATGCTTTCCGGGTCAATGTTTCGATAAAGTTTTGCGCGTTCCTGTTTGGTTTCTGCGTCAATCCACGTTCTGAGGATGTTCATCGTTATTCCTTTCTGCCTTCGTAACCTCCGGGGCGGGATGCATTCACTTCCAGTTGACACGCCGGTTAGTTCTGCAGTACAGGCACTTCGTTCGGTCTGTTTCGATGCGAATCATGATGCCCTCCTTTCATTTGCTCAGCAGATCTATCAGCTTGTCCTGCAATTCAATGATTCTTTCATATACGAATGCCGGAACCTTCTCATTCCGTGCTTTGTACTCGGCTACTATATTCTTTCCAAATTCAAGTGCTGTCAGTATTTCTTCCTTGCTCATTTTGGTTTCCTCCGTCATGTTGCTGTCTCTGTGCTATGTCTACATATTAAGTCATTTTAACCTACATGTCAATTAATTTGAATGAAATTTCATTCAAAAATTTATCAAGAAAGTATTGACACTCGCTGTCCATATGGTAATATACACACAACGAAACAAGAACAGCCGTTCGGGAGACGGACCGAACAGCCACACAAAAATAGGAGGAAAGCACAATGGCAGCAACAATCAAAACCCAGAACTTCGGAGTCGAAATCGAGATGAACAACATGAGCAGATCCAGAGCACAGAAGATCGTAGCAGATGCGCTCGGAAGCACACAGACAGGTTACAGTTCTTCATATGATAACCACTACGTCATCGATGCGAAAGGCCGCCAGTGGAAATGCGAATCCGACAGCTCCATCAAAGTCATCGGCCGCGGCACCTGCGAACTCGTAACTCCGATTCTTCAGTACGAAGACATTGAGACACTTCAGAAGGTAATCAGAGCCCTCAGAGCTGACGGGGCAAAGACAGACAGCAGCTGCGGAATCCACATCCATGTGGACGGCGCGAACCACACACCGAAGAGCCTCCGCACAATGCTCAAGTTCTTCGTTGGACGGCAGGATCTCATCTATGACGCACTCGACAACAACAGCAGATCTTCCAGCTGGTGTCTGAAGATGCCCCAGAGCCTCCTCACAGCCATGAACAACGAGAGAGATCTTTCCAAAGGAAGGCTCGAAGAGATCTGGTACAGCCCGGCGAACACTTCAAGGTGTGGCAAGTACCATGGCGGAATCGACCACAGGCACTACAACGAGACACGTTACCACGGCATGAACCTCCACGCATTCTTCACCAAGGGAACGGTGGAATTCAGACTTTTCAATAGCACGCTCCATGCCGGCAAGGTAAAGGCATACATCCAGTTTTGTCTCGCACTCAGCGCATGGGCAATCTCAGCACAGGACAGCCGCGTAACCTTCCGCTCCATGGACGGATACACGGCGGAAAAGAAAGTCAACCTCATGTACCATGTTCTGACGAACAGGCTCGGTCTCTACGGTGATGAGTTCGCAACCTGCAGGCTCCACATGATGACAATCATCAAGAAGAACGCCGGCATCAACCAGAGACGCGCAGCGTAATTATAATAAAAAGGCTGACCTATCGGCCTGATACGGGGGAAAGGAATAAAATGAAAGCATATGTTGCATATGGATCAAATCTGAATCTTAATCAGATGTATAGACGATGCCCGGATTCAGAACTCTGGAGAACCGGCTATATAGATGGATATGAATTGAACTTTAAGAAAATGCCGTTCGGGCGAGCTGCATTCGCAACGATAGATAAAAAGAAGGGGGCAAGGGTTCCGGTCGGTGTCTTCCGTATATCAAAACGCGACGAGAAGATGCTGGACATCTACGAGGGGTTCCCCACGCATTATATGAAAAAGACCGTCACCGTGCACCTGGATGGGGGAGGTACTGTAGAAGCAATGGTATACATCATGAACGCATCAGCGGTTCCGGGGCGGCCAAGCCGAAGTTATCTTTGCACTATAGTCACCGGATACGAGGACTGCGGTCTCGATTTTGACACTCTTGAAGGCGCACTGACAAGATGCCCTGTAAAATATGAGTAAAGGTAACACGCAAAAAGGAGGGGTGACCCTCCTTTTTTCCGTCTCATCCGTTGCAGCGGACTTTCAAACTGATTCCTTTGCCTTCTCATCCACAGGACTTTTCCGACATTCATTCGGAACCCGAACCATCAGATCGCCGGGCTGACAATCAAGAGCTTCGCAGATCTTGTCTAGATGTTCAAGGGATACCTTGTCAACAAGCTCGTGGTACAGTTCTCCAATAGTATTCGGGCGGATACCGGTCGCAGTCGCAAGTTCCTTCTGAGTCATGCGCAGTTCACCAAGTTTTCGAGACAGTAAAATCTTTATCATTGCCATTGCTCCTTCCGTTATTTTATAACACGGATAAGTAAGACATGGCGCAAAATGATATTTAATAACAAACTGTTGATAATTATGAATGATATATCATTTATCCCATAAAAAAAGAGGCCCCCTGGTAAAGGAGCCTCTTTGTCCTGAAAATGAGTTACTAATGTTATCCTCCGATCAGCTTGACCATCTGCGCATACGTGATCTTCTTCGTGCCGAGGCACTTCGTAAGGCCGTCTCCGTAATGTCCCGGCATCTCTACACCGTCCGGATCCTTTCCGATGAGCATAGCGATGATCTCCACAGCAGTGACCATATACTGTGTCTCGCCATACTCGACGTAGTGGCCGGCCATAACCGCATCCGTCTTCGGTCCCCTGTCGCCGTCTTCCTTGAGGTTCGCGTGATAGTCCATGTTCGCAGCACGCTGGATGACGCGGATGCACTGCTCCCTGGTCTCTGTACCGAAGATGCCGTCGACCGCGATACGGTGTCCGGTGAAATTGATCGAATGCTGCTGGCCGGCACGGATGAGCTCCATCGTCTTGTCCGGTTCGGGCATCGTATAGACTGCGCCCACCTCACGGCCATCGGTCCATTCGTTCCGCTTGACCTTGAACGGCTGGGACGCATCTTTCCATCTCCATGTATCTCCTGCATCGTATTTCGTGCAGATCCCCGTCTTCGGATCGTATGAGACCTGCCAGTACGAATGATTGAAGGAGCCGTTCTTGTACATGACGACGACAGCATTCCCGGTGACCTTCTCCGGATCCGCAGCTTTCACCCATCCCATATCGAGAAGGGCTTTCTCGAGGTTGCTTCCTGCCCAGCCGCCATGAGGCTGATGTTTGATACCGTGCCTGTAAAGAGCGAGGGAAATAAGCCTGTCGCAGGAGATGGTATTGTCAGCACAGGGCGGGTATACATGGGAATTTCCATACGCCCAGCCTTCTTTCTTGGCTTCCGCAACGATCTGCCCCATGGTCTTTGTGAGATCTTCCGGAGTGAAATCCTCGTCGGAATTTGCTCCGGCCATCTCCTCGAGCCTCTTCTCGATCCGGTCAAGCGTCTCGATATCGGCGATACCGGTGACCTTCAGGCCTTCGTACTGCTGGAACAGGCGCACCTGCTCCTCGGTATTCGTTCCGAAGTCGCCGTCCTTTTTAAGGTGTGCCTCATACCACTTGCCCGCGGCATTCTGACGGACGGAGTAATAGCCGAGCGTGTCAAGGTCGGTCTGCAGCTTGAGTACGGCCTTACCGTTGGAGCCTTTCTTCAGTGTCTCCCTGGTCTTGCCGGCCAGCTGCTCCATGTACTTCTTGACCTCGGATTTATACTTTTCCCATGTCCAGTTTGTACCCTTGCCTGCGTCCCTCTTGTGGGGCGACGGGCAGTTCTTCGTGGTGATATCACCGTGGCGGAGCAGCCTGTCGATCGACAGTCCATAGACCGTCAGGAATGCGGCCGCAAGCTTGGCGCTGGTGACCTGCGTCGCTTCCGTGAAATACCACGTCTCGTTATCATTGTTCTTACCGGATGCCGTATAGGTCGCGCACTCCACACCGACAGTGTTGTGGTTCCTTGCCGTTGCGTGGATGTAGGAAAATCCGCTCGACGCTCCGACGTGCCAGAGCTTGTCTGTCGCAAGCGCTGCCTGATAGCATTTGCCGTCCTTGCTGATGTAGTAATGACCGCCGTACCCTCCGCCGTAAAGGTCGGGGTTCTCGCCATTGACGCCGAGATAATGCTCCGCGAAATACTCGTGCGTGTTGGCGTTGTGCGCAGGCACCTGCCCGCGGTTCTGCGCGATCCGGTCGATCAGGTTGACGCCAAGGGCGGCCAGAGCCTCCCTGACGGTTGTATATTTCTTAGCCACAGATGATCCTCCTTTGTCTCTTTCCGTGAGTTTCCACATCTTCACGATGTCCATGACTGACTTTGAGTAATCCGGATCCGTGCAGTATCCGCGGGAACGGACAGTCTCGATCAGTGTCTCCGGATCCTTGATTGTCAGGACATCCCTGTATTTGTACTTGCCACCCACTGAGTAACGGGCATCCCGCATGAACTGCAGATAGTCGCACAGGCAGTCGAGATAGTTCTGCGGGCTGTCGGGACTGCGGTCATACACGCGGAACACATCAGGGATCTGTTTCTTGACGCCGTTGTACCACTCTGGCGTAACCTTGCTGTGCGTGTGGCCGCCCCAGTACTCGGATTTCCATGTATCGCTGAGCAGTTCCTTCTTCACGCCGACGACATTGCAGATCGATTCTTTCGACAGATCTGTCGTGCCGTACCCGGTCTCCTGCGCCGTCTGTGCTGTCAGGATCTCCGGGAGATATCCTCCGATGATCTGACAGGCCTTCACCGCGAGTGGCCATATCATGTCTATCCATTCTTTCTGTGTCATATTTCCTCCAAAGTAAAAAAGGGAGCCTTCCGGCTCCCTCGATCCCCCGCAGGGGGATTCAATTATTCATCTTCATCTGTATCATCTTCAAGGCATGCAGAATCATTGATCTTGCCATCATCGAGCAGGTCTTTAACTTCTCCGAACCAGATATCTACGATCTTCATAAGTGCCTCGTCCGTGATAAAGAACTGCATCCATCCGGGTAAGAGGCCGCGCGCCTTGCTCACAACGTATTTGAGCTTTTTCCGGCCTTCTCCGGAGATATAGATGCGCTCTGCCTTGAGCATGTACTGATACGCCTGGGCGCGGATCCCGTCAAGTCCCCTCATCTTCGCATTCTGATATCCGATGTAGACCGTCACACAGATAAGCATGATCAGGAGTACGACAAGGATCGGTGCCGGCACCGATAAAATAGCTGTCCAGATGTCCATGGATCCCTCCTATTTATTGTTGAGAAACTTGATAATGTCCGTCTCGGCCTGCCTGAGGCTGGCCGTGTCGTTGCCATCGATCGCATGCCTTAGAAGGGCGTGCGTACCGAGAAGTATCACCTTCATCTCCTCCTGTACGGAATTGATCTGTTCAAAATCCCTGTTAGCCTTGCGCTCGAGCTCCTTGAGGCGGTTCTCGTGATCTTCCAACTTGGCGTTCTGCTCCACTTCGGGGCGCCTGAAGATCCCGACCGCACGGGCTACCCAGACAACGGCAGCTCCAATGATGCCGATTCCGCCGCATACAGCGAGAATGATTTGGATGATATCGTTAACTGAATACAATGTCTGCAATGGTTTTCCTCCGCTGTTGTCAATTAAAAAAGAGATGCGCAAAGCATCTCCGAAGGTTCATCCCGCGATCGATTCATATAATCCTCCATTAAAAAAGGAGCCTCACGGCTCCACGAGCTCACCGAATGCCTCAGTGATAATTTCTTTGATTTTCTGCATGTCGGCCTTGATCTGCTCGGCACTCTCGGAAGACATCCTGTCATCTTTGAGCATGGCAATCGTCCAGGCCTGACGAGTTATCATCCTCGACATTTGGGCAATGCACTCTGCCTGCTTTGCTGTCAGATCGTCATAATAAGACAGAAGTTCAAGCAGTTCGCCGTTCGTTTTATCCATAAGTGCTCCTTCCATTAAAATATCCGATACCGAGGCTTCTCTTCACTGAAGAACCAGTATCGGACATAATCATCAAGTATTATAGCGACTCCTCCCAAGAGGAACCAAAGCGCCGTGAATTGCGGGCATATCTGGCCAAGTATATTGAATGGGAGATTGCTATAATCCCACACATTAAGACCGAGATAAACATTCAGCACAATACCGCTTAAAAATTCGATCCACGTAATCGTGATACAGCATACGAGCATCTGCGTTGCGAGCGGAAGTTCCCAAGGGAAAAATTCGTTCAGAAGTCCGCAGAGGATGAACGCAATCCCCCCGACGAAGAACATGCTCCAATGAGACCGTCCGCGAAAGATATGCTCCAACATGCAGTACACAATCCCACCGACGCACAAAAGGAACACATATTTCAGCAGAGCTTTCATCCGACAGCCTCCTGATACAGGACCTTCAGAACGTCGCTCTGGTACTGCTCCGGGATGGTATCACCATACGTTATAGCCGAGATTGTCGACGCCTTGCGGAGCGCCTTTATCCACTGGAATGCTGAGTTCGTGTACGTCGTGTGGAACGTCTTGAAAGCCATCGCCGCATTGATAATCAGCACGGCATCTGTAGCTGAATAAAAGCGGCACGGCTCCCCGTCAGAATGATACTCTACCTGCTCCATTCCGGCTGCGAGCTGTGCCTGTTTGCCGAAAAGGTTCAGCTGATCTTCATCGGTCATCGAGAAATGTTTCACAGAACCGTCAGATAATGTGACGTCCACGCCGGCGAAGATTGTCTCATTGCAGATCTGAGAGATCTCGGAGCGTTTTGCCGCACGCACAGATTCAATCTGCAGATAGTCTGCATTGATTCCCTCTTCTTTATCGGAAAGCTGTGAGAACCAGAACGCGATATCGTTCCTTATCTCTCTTTCTGCTACGCTTGCTGCTGTGACAATCGCAAATATCTCATCAGCTTCGTATATCGTAACCTCAGCCCCCTCAGAATCAGTCATCACCCCTTCTGTCTGATTCTGGCGTATCCAGATCTGGGCTGTTCCGTCGGCCTGCACCATGTAAAGAAGGTCATCGAGCGGAGCCCCGCTGTTAACTTTATGCATAAGCTATCCTCCATAACTTATAATAATTTTTTTGTTGATATCCTTTACCCTTCTCGTAGTCGCTGACTATCTTTCGTGCTATCTTTACCAGACCATCGACATACCTCCGTCGGATCTGGTAACTGTTCGAACTCTTAAAACTGCCGTACTGCGCCGCCACGCCTCTGGCCAGCTTTATTGATACCTGCTCCCCTTTCCGGACTTTGCGGCTGAGCCTGTTCAGTTTCCTGCGGGCACGGAGAAAAATGCTGTCACGGATCGTGACCCATATCTTTTTATGCCGCTTCCTTGCCCCCGGGTACTGCTTCTCGCTCACAGCGCCTCCATGGAAGACAACGCCCATGAAATCAAGGTCCCTTCCCCTCCTCTTTCCATGCTTATCAAGATATGATGATCGGAATACGGACCAGTTGTCTTTGACCTTGACGCCGAGCTTCTCCCGGCAGTAATCAATGATCATCCGCACAGCTGTGTGGATGTCCTTCTTGTTAGGCCCATAGATGAGAATGTCATCCATGTATATCAGGATATGGGAGAAGAGGCGGACACGCTTTGTCTTTCCTCTTCTGGTCGATACCTTCGCAAGCCGCTCCGAGGCATAGTGGTAAAGGGTTGACAGGTAGTAATTACATAAATCCTTGCTTGCGGGAGAACCTATCAAAATTCCGGATTCAGCAGGGAACTTTGCATCCGGATCCGGGAATTCTTCATAAATCCCAACGATGGTGTGGATGAGGTACAGCATGTCAGCGTTCTTATGGATATCCCTGTCGAGCATCGCAAGGAGCTTGTCATGGGGTATGGATGGATAGCATTTCGTGATATCCATCTTAGCCCCGAACTTTGTTCCTTCAACATCCCCTGACAGCCATTTCTTGACCGCCTTTATGCCGTAGCTCTGTCCCTTTCCCTTGATCGATGCGACCTGATACTCTCCGACCTTGGCCGTAAAGAGCGGGTCGGCAGCATACCGGAAAAGATTCTCGTAGATCTTCAGCATGGCGCATTCAATCCCCAGCGTACGCATCTTCCGCGAACCGCAGTCATTGATCGGCTCGTACCGGATCACCTTCTGACCGACCAGGTTCTCCATAATGTGTTCCCGGACACGGCGCCTTGCGATGGCGTCTGATATCTCAAACGCCATCAGCTGCGCAGTTTCTTCGAGAAACGGGTCTCTTGGTTTCATATGTTCCTTCAAAAATCGGTTTGATTTCCCTGAAAACTTATGGAATATCCTTCTGGACCATGCTTTTCCGCACTTGTTGCTGTCCATAAAATCCAGTATAGAGTCGACGATGAATCCAATATCGCGAATATTCACTTCCTTACAGTGTGTCTTCATAGATCCACCTTTCTTTCTGTATTCAAGGCCGTTCGGTTTTACTACTAGGTCCCACCCATGCCCACTACCGTCATGGGGCCGGCTTCCGGTTGCCCTTCGGCCAGTGCTGGTTCAGCAATTTTAAGCTCTGCTAAAGCCCATTCGGGGTGGAGTCAAGCCCCACGAAACATGACGCTCTGATACAGAAATACGGGCGGCATAGTTCCAGTTCGCGTTCGACAGAGCGTTGTTCACGTTGACATAGAAGCGCCCCGCGTTAGCCCCGTTGTTCAGGTTGCCGCCGACAAGGAACAGCCCGTCGCGTCATGAGTCCTTATTGGGAGATACCGATTTTTAGTTCTTCAAAATTGTCCGCTTCGCGGGACTTGGAGGGGGAAAACCCCCTCTGCCGTCTGCGCGGCATTCACCCCCTAAGCGGCGGCTGCGCCGCACGCTCCCAGAGCAGAAAGACGGGCGGCAAAGGCCCAGTACGCGCCCGACAGAGCGTTGGCCACGGCGACATAGAAGCGCCCCGCGGAAGCCCCGTGGGACAGGGGGCCGCCGACAAGGACTTCTCTGACGCCATTCGTGGTTTCCGTGTTGTTGTTCATGCCATATGTATTGTCTGCATATCCCGTAGTCGAGGTAGCGTCCCTTTCGATCGGGAAGCGAACGAACGGATGATTTGCGTCATATCCCATTACCGAGATATAGCCGTTGTTGCCACCAATACCTGATACCGTGTATGCGACTTCTGAGTAGTCCGCCGTAGGTGCGCTGGTCTTGATGTTCGCAGTATCGTAGGTGACATACATCTTACCAATTCCGGCCGTGATCTTATAGACAACATTAGACAGGACGATGTACTGTCCCCATGCGCACTCCACGCCGAAGAGCTTATACGGGTATTCTCCAGATGAGTTGCTTGCCGGCGATCCGCAGGACCCGAGAACGCCATCCGTCGCTCCGCTCCTCCACGGCATAGCGGAAATATAACACGCGGTAGTTGTGTTAAAAGTCTCTCCGCCAGTATCAATGTAAATAGCGCTATTTCCGTTCCCAAGATCGGTGATCTGAGTGATCGGCTTACGGTCGACGATGTTATGCATATATGCATAGTTACGGTCAAGTTTCGTCGCGTCATCCGGAAGACCAACCGATACAATAGACCCGACTTTGAACTTGGCAGCCTGTGCATTCGTAACGATAACTCTTGACACCCCTGTCTCGCCTGCGGCCAGAGTGTGCTGCATGCTGTAAGAAGTACATCCCTTCATAATCGACTGGGTATCCCTTGTTGCAAAGGTCACAAGGAAGATCATGTTGAGGAACTCGTACTCCTGTACCGTCTCCATCGCATACTGAGATCCTTTTGCAGCGGCTGTGGTTATATTGACATTATGCGACATATGATGCGCTATGTCTGCTCCGGATACGGACATCGGAACACCATTGTTGAGCGACGCGCCATAGCAGGCAATCGGGATGAAGTCTCGGACCGTTCCGTTCGGCTTGATCGCCGGTCCCACGGGCGCATATCCCGTCTTCCTCGACAGGCACAGGTCGATCTCTTCACCATTCGTGAAATCATACTTGAAGTACAGGGTCGGGAAGAGCATGTATGTATCTCTTGTTTCCCGGCTGAACTCCGCATCCGTATCAAAGTAATCGACGCAGAACTCTCCGGAGGAGTTCACATGGCCATTAACGATCATCCCATAGAAATATGTATCGAAGTCGTTCCGGGCAGCCGACTGGTCTGTCGACGGATACGCCACAAGGTTAGCTGCATTCTTTGTGCGGGTACCCGCAGAGAGGTTGGATGTGGCCCATGACGGCCAGCTTGCCCCGAATTCCAGATTCGCATAACGGCTCGCGCGTGTACGGAAGTAGTTTGCCGCGATCCGGGTCTTTGCAAGCTCATCCTGCCCGGATACGACATTCAGGATATCCTGGACATAGGACAGGATAAGGTCCTGCCGCTCCCGCGAAGCTAAATAAATATCTGACATAACGTCCTCCTTAGTTTAATACATTTGTTATCTCACGCTCCAAAATGTTAAAGAATAACACTCAGTCTGTTATTTATGACCATCATGTCATCTGTTTTGCCAAGACATCACCGTTCGCGATCTGGATGGTATACGCTGCCCCAGTGACGGAATCGATGATATGCGGCTGTGCCTGCACCGATGTGTACGGCTGCCAATAGTTGGCATTTGACAGCGCAGTGCCGGCAGGAACGTCATCCCTCGATATATACGAGACCTGCGTGGTCTCGTCATAGACCACGCTCAGGCGGTCATATGCTTTGGTCGGATCGTGCACCCCTTCGAGGGACGGGCTCACTTTGACCGTTACGGTATTCGCCATATTTTTTGTACTTACCTCCAGAACTCCATCATTGACAGCGAGGCGGACCCTGTCTGAGGCTGTGATGCACAGCACTCCCTCAGTGGTCATGACGGCCTCTAGTTTCGCCTTCCTTGCTATTTCGAGTACCTCGCCGGTTAAATATATCCTGATGCCTCCGGGGAGAGTTAAATGGCCATACAGGCCATTTCCGACAACCCCCGCATAAGAGCCTCCTACCATTTCAAGCATTCGATCTCGACCTCCCCGGCAGCGCCATCGCCCCCGAGGACATAGACTGTATCGACAGATGTGTACTTACAGTCATCTGTCCGGCAGGTATGCACGCGCCACATATCCTCTCCTATGCGCATCATGTCTTCCTGATCCTCCTCTTCCCCGAATGATACATAGATATCCGAGCCGGTAAAGTTCAGAATCAGGAATTCGCATCCCTTCACATCAAACTGAAAAACCGTTGTCTGTTCAGCTTCAACTGTATCACGAATCATTTTCATTGACCGTCACCTCCTTCATATATACTTCTCCGTTTCTTACTGACAGCCTGTACCGCAGACCGGTCACTTCGTCTGTCACGACCGTGACCGTTGCTAACGCATCGGTGTTGGCCTGTATCTGGTTCATAGAACCCGATATGGATGATGCAATATTCCGTGCAGCATTAGCCGCCGCCTCTGCTGTTGCCGTTGCTCTTTCAGCAGCCTCCTTAGCCGCAACAGCCTCGGCTGACGACGCTGCCAAGGCGGCGAGAAGCGGCGAGATCTCAGAATCGGAAAGATCTGCGTTCTCGTTGAACGGAGTCTCCTCAACGTTCATGTAGAACAAGGCTGTGCCGAGGTCATTTGTACCGAATTTGACACGCACCTTACAGATCGCAAGTCCTTCGACCGCTGTCATCTGCTGAGTTGTCTTAAAACGGACAAAGGCTCCGCCGTTCTGGACGGAGCCTGTCGCGTTTGTGACATGCCTATCGGCTTTTTTTACTTCCAGAAGATAGGTGAGCGATTCCGATGTGGTCAGGTCTCCCATGTCGATCTTGACATCGATGTCCCGGCCAACATCGTACTGGCTCACGTTGATTGTTGGCGGGATTCCACCCGGAACAATGCTGACATCAATTCTTGACATTCAATTCCTCCTGCTTCTGATTCGACTGATTGACAGAGGAAAGATTCTGCCGTGTTGCTTCCAACTCGGCTACTTCTGAGAGAATAGATTTGAGGATATATCTCATTTCAGTAGGCGTCACTGCCTCCTGCGCAAGAAAACTGTTCACAGTCCCTCCAATTAAGTTTTTCACCATATCCATGTGCATATTAACCCCTCCTTATGAAACTAGATCTGTCAGGATTCCATCAGTAAAATACAATTTAAGTTCGTTGTCATTTCGCCCCTTGACCGTAAAATTCCCCGAATAACCATTTCTGGCATGCAGTTGGGATGCTGTAAAGGGGACGGAGAAATTCGCCCTGTTTATCTCAAAGGTGTATGGATATACCAAGTTATCAAAATCACTGTAACGATAGAACCCTAACTCAAGAGGACGTCCATCTTGTGATGCAAGCTGCAACTGTTGGGCTGTCAACTTAAAGTTTGCATGGTCGTAGTACGAATTCAGCGTGTCGGGATCTATATAATCAATGTACTCAATATCCATTCGGACCAAATTGCTATTACCTTTTTTATACAAAATCCCATCCATACTGTACTGCATTTGATATGCTCCATATTCATTATTATGGATGAGCTTCAATCCATCTTTGTCAAATGACCCAACCTCATTACCTGACTGATCATAAAGAGCAATAGAACCGTATGTGTTGTCTGCACCTCCCACTTTCAGAGTTCCCGTCTTGATGTATGAGGCGTTAATGTACAGCTGATTACCTTCCTGATAGATTCCTTTGATAGCCCCATCGTTTGTCAAAAGCTTAAATATCTGCTCCTGGGTCATTGAAGCTGCGTCCATATACACCGGCATCACCTGCTCGTCGAGAAGCACGTTCGTTTCCGAGTACATCCTCACACGGAAGTGAGATACGTTCCAGTCGATGTTGAACCGATTTGAAGTGCTGTTAGTATCTGTCAGCTTCGTGCTTGGCGTGTAAGAAGCGCCCTTGGCCTGCCCTTTGATATACATGAAGACCGTAGCAGATCGGTCCGCTACGGCTTTTGCTCTGTCATCATAAACATCTGTCCACGATGTTCCGTTGGTCGATGTGGCTATTACCCATGCAGCCGCACTGTAAGTCACGCGAGCGGTATTCTCGCCCTGTCTGCTATATGCGGTGTACCGGATCGTGCCGTTATTGAAATTTCCATCATAAGACCGTTTGAAGTTGGGAGCGTAGTATGGAACCATGAAGTATGTCATACCGTCATCTCCCTTAATCTTGCTCCAGGAGTATTGCGCATAAGACGTACTGTCTGCAGCCGTAGTGTCTACATAAGTACCGATATAGCTCTTGCCTTCGCTGACAGTTGTGGAGAAACCTGTTCTTCCGTCAGCTGATGTCGCATAAGCTATATGGAGATAGTAAGTAGTTCCATCTACACCATCCCTGCCGCGAATTCCGTCGGCACCGTCTGTCCCCTGGAACTTGCTCCAAGTGTACGCTGACGGGTCATTACTGTCTGCCTGCGTATAATCGACATATGTTCCGATATATGCCGACGGTGTTTCCGTCATCTGCGAAGATGAAGTCGGGTTTGCGACCGATGAGTATTTGATGTGGAAATACGGAGTCCGGCCATCATCGCCCTTCATCTTGCTCCATGCATAATCCTGATAATTAGTGCTGTCGGCCTGATTCGTATCAGACCTTACGCCGATATAGACCGCGCCATCAAAATAGGTCGTCGAAAAGTTCTGCTGGCCGTTTGCCGATGTCGCATAAGCGAAATGGACGTACGCAGAAGAACCATCGGTTCCGTTTGTACCGTTTATGCCGTTCGTCCCGTCCTCCCCGATCCACTTCGTCCATGTGTAGGAAGATGCTGTCGTAGGATCAGCGGAATTCGTATCCACACATATTCCGATGTACTCGGAAGGAGTCTCCGTCATCTGGGCATTCGTCGGATTCGCGACTGCAGAGTATTTGATGTGAACATAGTTCGATGTCCCATCCCTGCCATCGACACCGTCTACGCCATTCGTGCCATTCGTGCCATTGACGCCCTGCCTTGCCACGGAGTACGCAGTTGTGCTCGTACCATCGCTGTAATTCACAATGGTCCTTGTCCAGAGATAATTGCCTCCGGCTACAGACGGGATGGATGACTGCCACGTCCCGGTCGGCCTTGTCGTCGCACTCGTCCCTTCCTGATAGCGGACAGTAGTCGATGTGATCGTTACCGATGTGCCATCCTCCCCCTTGATGAGGGACCATGTATAATCAGAATAGTTCATGCTGTCCGCCTGATTAGTGTCGGAAAGCACACCCATGTAAAGAGCACCGTCGAACGGGGTAACACTGAAATCCGCACTTCCGTCAGAAGATGTGGAGTAAGCGAAGTGGACATACGCTGATGTTCCATTAGCACCCGCAGGTCCGCGGATCTGGCCAACATTTGTCCATGCGTTCGAGGCCCACACATAAAGATCCCCAGATACGATATACGCATCGCCCGTGGATCCTGTTGGATGAGCTGTCTGCAGCTGTGAAAGGTTGTCATAGCTTCCAAGGATGGTGACGGATGTACCGTCAGCACCATCTCTGCCATCAGCTCCTTTGATCAATGACCAGGCATAATCAGAATAGTTGGTAGAATCTGTGATGTTGGCATCTGTAAGGACTCCAAGGTATGTCGCTCCGGTGAACGGCGATGTTGAGAAGTTCTGCTGGCCGTTGGCTGACGTAGCATATGCGAAATGCACATACGAACTGGTTCCATCGACACCGTTCGTTCCATTCGTTCCGGGAATGCCGTCTTCACCGTCCTCACCCTTGAACTTTGACCATGTATAAGAATTCGCTGTGGACGGATCCGCAACGTTATTGTCGACGCAGATACCAATATACTCATCTGGTGATTCAGTCATGTCGATATCGGCAGGATTCGCTACTGGTGAATATTTGATATGGATATAGTTCGATGTGCCGTCCCTGCCATCCACACCATTAACGCCATTCGTGCCGTTCGTCCCGTCAATTCCCTGCCTTGAGATTGCATAGGAAGTCGTACTGTGCCCGTCGCTGTAATTCACGATTGTCCGTGTCCACAGGTAACGTCCATTGGCAGCAACAGGAGTGCTGCTCCACGAGCCAGAAGGCACTGTCGTATTGCTGTCGCTCGCCTGGTACCTTACCGTCGTGGATGTGATCGTAACGGATGTCCCATCCGATCCTTTAATCAGTGACCATGTATAGTCCGAATAAACCATTGAATCAGCCACAGTATTATCGGACCTTACGCCGATATACGTTGCACCGTTGAACGGCGTCACGCTGAAGTCGCTCCGGCCATCTGCGGAAGTCGCATAGGCAAAGTGGACATAGGCAGATGACCCATCCGTGCCATCTCTGCCATTGATACCGTCAGCACCATCTTCACCGATCCATTTGGACCATATATAGGATGATGCGGTCGCCGGATCTGCAGCGTTGTTATCCACACAGATGCCGATGTAATCCGATGGGGTTTCCGTCAGGTCAGCGTCCGTCGGGTCTGATACATCGGAGTATTTGATATGGACAAAATTGGATGTTCCATCCCTTCCGTTTGCACCGTTGATACCATTCGTACCGTTCGTGCCATCCAAGCCCTGACGCGAGACCGAATAAGATGTCGTAGTCGTATTGTCACTGTAATTGACGATCGTCCTCGTCCAGAGATACCTGCCATTTGCACTGACGACCGAGTTGCTCCATGTTCCAGACGGAACGGTAGTGTTGCTGTCACTCGCCTGATACATGATCGACGTGGACTTGACAGTCACAGATGTGCCGGCTATTCCGTCTTCACCGTCGGCACCCTGCAAGCCCTGAAGGCCTGTGATTCCCTGCTTTGCCTTGACAAGGTTCATCTGCACGGAAGCAGTTTTTCCCCTGTATGCCGCAGTAAAGAGCACATATCCGGAATCTGCGGTAAGGGACTCGACCGTATACCTGTGTGTCACGGAGTTATAGGAACCGGTCGTATTGCTGTTGCTGATCGTAATTACGGCAAGGTCTGTCACATCCCTTGCTCCATACATGACGAACACATCCGTCTCGCATTCACCGATGGAAGCATAAACACCATCAGGGTCAGTGGGAATGGCCTGGTAAGTATTGGAAAGAGAGACCACGACTGAGCATGCGGATTCCACAATGTAATCCCCCAGCTGTGTAGGCGTCCCGTCATCATCAACGTAGGCCGCCGACGACAGATGGAAGTCACCGGTATCAAGGTTCCAGTAATTCCGGCCAAGCCTGTCCGATATAAGTCCGAAGATGCCAGCGCCGGCATTGATTCCAATCGCCGTGACCGCCGTAGTCCAGTTCCAGTCGGAGTCATCGTAAAGCCTCTCTTTTGCAATCTCGATTCCCTGTGTTCCGATGGCCAGAGCACCGTAAGTGTTCGATTCCGGATCCGTATCCTCGAACAGGATCGACCGGACATCCTGTCTCTGGGCGATGGACTTCTGATACCTCAGCTGTGTCTCCATGCCGTTAAGTATGCCCTTGACGTACTCCGCCATCACAGTCCCATCATCCCGGAACGAGCCGGATACGCGGTGCATAAAACTTGACGAAGTCTTGAACATGTCATACCCGCTCGTCCCAAGAGTGACATTCACGACCTTTTTCGTGATGCAGTCATATCCTATATGTACCGCTCTCGCCTCGGTCGTGATATCGAGCAATGCGTGGCGTACATGCACCGTGTCGCCGAGACCGATATCCTCAAGTTCCTGATAGTCCTTGTATTCTTCAGTCCGGCTGAGTGCAATGAGGTCGACTTTTAATGTGACTTCCGGCTTATCCGCGCCATTGAGGAACATCGCCTCGGCCTGTGCCTGCAGTGCAGTGTCGAGCTCCGCCTGCGAGGTGCATACGATCTCGTTCGCATCGCCAGTCGCGTCTTCGGCCATTCGCACATTATCAAATGTCACTTCCCTGTAATAAACGATCTCGTAGCGATTGATGAGCGGCGAATCTACCCATGGGGTATTCCCGCTGATCTTATGGCCATTAAATGAAAGGGGGACAATCCTTGTGGCAACATTGGACATGTCGAGCGTGTATGTAAGCCCCCGGATATTCTTTTTGTATCGGACTTCCACGCCTCGGTCAGAACCTACCCGGCTGTTGATGATCACGCGGTTGTTGTCGTACAGTATCTCCCCTCCCCACCTTCCAATGAAGGTAGGTGCAGCATCCCCGTTTATGGCATCCATAAGGTTCCGTCTTACGAAATAAGCCGTGGCGGCCGACGTTATGTCGGATATCCCGGAATAGGCAGATCCGTTCATCATAAGGTTGAGCGCCTGCTGTCCGGTACATCCTAAAACCCTTGTATCCATGAGAAAGCAGTCGTTCGCAGAATCAAAAAAAATGGGGACGGCAGTAGCCGTTACCCCGTTGTCACTCTTGTTGTATACGCGGATCCGGAAACGCTGTCTTTCCCCCATGAAGGTATCGGCAACGATCACAGCCTCCCTGTCGATATGTTTCCACCTTCCGTCCTCATCAAGAGGGTGTTTGATCGACAAGGTCCACGACCCGTTGAGGTCCGCGTTAAGCACACATTCAGAGGGAATCAGACTGGCATCACCATTCCATTCATATGCGCGATTCCCCACATCGTATATCTGTATCATTGCATTATCCTCCATCTCGGTATGACTGTAAGCGTAAATCCGCTGGTGATTGCAACATCGTTCTCACCAGCACGCAGCCACATCTCTTCGTAGTCTCCTGAGACGCTTGTGTTCATCATAGTTCCATCTGTCCGGTAGGCGATCATCAGCTCGGTATCTATCGTAATGTTCTGGCCAACATTCGCCTCCATGACATAATCGTTTACCATCAGCTCACATACTCCCTCGCCGACGATCTTGTAAACAGGCTTGCAGTAATCATAATGATTGACCACGGTCCTTGACGTAAATGTCGTCTCCTGGAATCCATCAACAAGATAAATGCCAGGCCATAACGTAAATATGCAGGTGAAATCACCCACTACATCCTCGTCGCGGACAATGTTCAATATCTCGACCTTCTTGACCCGGTAGATACGCTCAGAAGAATCCGTGAAGGAGATCCGGTCTGATTTTTTGAGCCATTTGATGAGACTTGACAAAGTCTTCTCATAGTTCTCCGTCTTATCACAAATGAATTCGAACTCCAACGTGATCTTCCAGTCCGGGTACGTTCCGGTATGGACCGTCAAAGTACCTTCGCGGCCGGGAATCTTTTCGTGTGACACCTCCTCACCGGGCATATCGAAGACAGGGAATGCTGTCATGAAAAGGCCTCTGTCCAGTGACGATCCGTCACCGTTATACAAAGCATATTTCGTTACCATGACTTAGATCCTCCCTTTCGCCCAGTCATCAGCCTGCTGCTGAGCATTCAGTTCCTTAATTGTCGTCTGTGTGGCTTTCTTATACAGCGGTTCGCCATCGACGTTGATCGTCTGGTAGAGCGTTATCGGCTGATCAACATCTTCGGTATCATCCATATCCGTTCTCGGTATCTCGAGCGCCCTGTAACCAGCGGCGGTCTCCTGTTTCAGAGTAATGCCGGCGGTCTGGGCCGATACTGTTGCTGTCATGTGGTCAGACAGTTTGGCCATCTGCTTATCGACATCATCCAGCATATCAGGCATAGCATCTTCCATACCAAGCGTGACCCCCGGAGGGATATATTTTCCGACTTCCTGTCTCATTTTCCTAGATGGAGAATAGATTCCAAGCGCCGCCTGAGCTCCATCCACGATACCACTGAAGAATCCCCATATCTGATCCTGGAACCATCCAATCATGCCATTGATGCCATCCCAAAGTCCCATGACTATGTTATAGCCAATATCTGCCATCTGCCAAGGCAGCTCGGCAAGAGTATCTACAATAGCGCAATATATATCCCAAGCAGCGGTCGAGGCTTCTCGAATCATATTCGACCCCCACTCTACAAGATTATCGAAAGTCTCTGTGAGGAAGCTCCATACATTGCCCGGGAGTTCTTTGAAGAAATCACCGATAGTATCAACGACGTCTGATGCGGTCTCTCGAGCACTATTTATTGTGTCGGATCCCCACTGTTTAAATTTATCAAACGTTTCTGTGAGGAAGCTCCAGACATTGCCCGGAAGTTCTTGGAAGAACTCGCAGATAGCCTCGATGATCTCGGATGCCGCCTCACGCGCACTCTCGAGCGTTTCGCTTCCCCACTGTACGAAATTCTGATATGTAGTGGTCAGGAAGTCCCAGATTTTTCCGGGTAATTCCTGGAAGAACTCGCATATTGCATCTATTATTTCGCCCGCAGCTTCACGGGCACTTTCGAGCATGTTACTGCCCCATTCTACGAATTTGTCCCAGGTCTCAACGAGGAAGTCCCAAATTTTGCCGGGCAATTCGCGGAAGAAGTCGCATATTGCCTCGATCATGAGCGGGACGTTCTCGGCTATCCATGCTCCGATGTCTGCGCCCCATTGTATCAGCGTGCCAATGGCGAAGCCTATCGCATAGCCTATCTTGTAAGGCAGTTCGCTGAAGAATGTGACGATAGATTCTATGATGAGCGGGACGTTCTCTGTTATCCACGCACCTGCAGATGCGGACCATGTTCCGAGCTGTGTGATGATGCCGTTGAAGAATCCTAAGACCTTTCCGGGCAGTTCAGAGAGCCACTGGCCAGCTGCGGTGAAGACCGACGTGATTGCCGGCCATGCCGTACCTGTCCACCATTGCGGGAGCGTTTCCGTGAAGAACGTCTTCACTGCATCCCAGTTACATATTACCGCTATGATCGCGGCGATTGCGGCGGCGATCGCTATAAGCGGACCTACGCCGATGGCGGCAACAACTCCTCCGAGCCCGGTGATAATGGTCGTTCCGAGAGAGGCGATTCCTGTGGCCGCCGCCGTAACAGCTCCCGAAAGGCCGGAACCGATGGACGCCAACAAGCCTCCGGAACCGAACAGGCCTCCGATCTTGGCGACGATTGCGCCGATCTTCGGGAACTCCAGAGCAAGGACTTCCGTAAGCGTTCCCGCCCCTCCAGCCCACAGCTGATATGCCTCGTTCGCTTTTGTCGCAAACGATATCGTGTTGCCGACCAGTCCGCTCATGCCCTTCGTGATGGACGAGAACGTGCCTGTAATGGTCTTCAGCGCCTTAAAGGCTACGAATGCTTCAACGACCTTTGCGACGGCTGCTCCGAGCTTTCTTGCGGTCTCAGGATCCATCTGGCCAAATGCTTCGAAGATCTTCTTAACCGCTTCGTATGCACCCTCAAGAAGAGGTCCGATTGTCTTGGATACCTCGCCGAATATGCCGTCGAGGAATGCTCCGAATGCGGGATACTCCTCGCTTATTCCGTCGATGATTCCCTGTATGATCTTCCGGCCAGTGTCCATGATGTCGGGAATATGCTCTATGAGAGCCTGCGCCAGCTGACCGATGATTGATGCTGCTGATGATGCGATTGACGGCGCGTTATCTATCAGGGACTGCGCGAAGTTGTTCAGTATCTCTTCGCCCTTCGCTATGATGTCAGGCATGTTCTGGTCAAGTCCCGCGAGGAACTGTGCCAGGAGCTCTACCGCAACTGTCCATATATCAGCTGTCACGCTGATGAGGCCTTCTATCAGAGCCGTACATAACTCAGCGCCGGCTGTTCCGAACGACTCTTTGTTATCGAGTATAGCCTCCGCCATGGCGTGAATCGTATCCGTTGCTGTAGTGATGATGGTCGGAGCGAAATCCAGCGCCATCCGCGCTATATCAGCAAGTGCGTGTCCGAATGCCGTTCCAAGACCTTTTAGACCGTTCTCGGACAGTTCCGCATTCATGTCGTTGACAATGCCAATCACCTTCTGCGCAACTTCTTTAGCAGGTTCTTCAAGGCCTTCATAAAATGTGATTCCAAGGCCTTCCACGGAAGATTTCAGGATTGTGATCGCACCTTGCAGGTTGTCGATCATCGTCTCTGCCATGCGCTCTGCAGCTCCATCGCAGCTCCCGATGCTGTCTTTCAGCTGAGTTACATCCTCATCCGTTGCATTGACGACCGCAAGAAGACCGGACATACCATACTGACCAGCTAATGCGGATGCATAGCTTGCCTTCTGTGCATCGGTCAATCCAGAGAAACTCGTCCTCAACTGACTAATGATGTCATCGAGGCTCTTCATCGAACCGTCTTCGTTTTGTATCTGAAGACCAAGTTTTTCAATGGCCTCCTGAGACTGCTTGGTCGGCTTTACAAGCCGTGTAAAAACATTTCGGAGTGCTGTACCTGCCTGACTACCTTTGATGCCTGAGTTAGCCATAAGTCCGATGGCAAGTGAGCAGTCCTCAATATTGAATCCCATCGCCCCCGCGACAGGGGCAACATATTTGAATGTCTCACCCATGAGTGAGACGTTTGTGTTTGCTGATGCAGAGGTCTGTGCCAAGACATCTGCAAAGTGACCGGAATCTTTGGCCTCCAGACCGAAAGCGGTGAGCGCATCCGTTACGATATCAGATGTTCTACCGAGGTCTTCACCGGAAGCTGCCGCGAGGTTCATGACGCCGGCAAGACCGTCGTACATCTCCTGTGCATCCCATCCAGCCATGGCCATGTAGGAAAGGGCTTCGGAAGATTCCGTTGCGGAGAACTTCGTTTTCGCGCCCATCTCCTTAGCCTTTTCCGTAAGTCCATCAAGGCCGTTGACGACTTCTCCAGCGTCATTGATCAGGGTCTGGGCGGATGCGCTTGATATGGATTCCACTTTGGACATTCCTGCCTCGAAATCCATGCCGACTTTCATAGCATATCCGCCGATTGCAGTGACCGCACCGGCTGCGGCTGTCAGGATGTTCTTCGTGACGGCAACGGCTCCGGCTCCGATTCCTTTTATCTTGTTAATGCCCGACTGATAGCCCGATGTGTCGAGCTTTGTATCGAACTTTAGAGTGCCGTCGTAGCTCAATACACACCTCCTGATGTCATCGGCTCAACGGCTCTACTTGACCTCCTTTTGTCTGGTTACCTTTCGTTATCTTGATTTCGAATATCTTCTTACAGTGCCTCGCCTTGCATCTGACGAAAATCCCTTTGCACTCGGCGGAACTGTTGTAAGTGACATTCGTTGTGTGCCCGCAGTAGGGGCAGATCACTTTCTTTTCCATCATCCGCCTCTCTTCAAGCTTTCAACCGCAGACACATCCCCGTTCTGGAGGGCTGCGATAAGTTCCTTCTCTTTCTTGCTCTCTGTGATGTTCTTGCCGTCAGGCAGCCTATACAGATTCTTCATCCGCTGATAGTAGGCCTTCTGCTCCTTGCTCATGTTCTTAGTGATCTTGATTGCCCTGCAGTGCATGACATCCACAAACAGGCTGTCACGGAGCGAGATGAACAAAGCCCGGAATTTCCACCAATGCAGGTGCTCGATATCCTGAAGATCTATACCGTACTGAGTCAGGAAAGCCGAATAGATTAGGTTCGCATCATACTCATAATCGTAGATGCGCTTTTCACGCCCTGACCCACCGGATGAACGTTCTTTCTCTTCTTCCGGCTCTCCACAGCGGTAAAACCAGAGGAACTGATCAACCGCTTCCTTTATGTTCCAAAACGGGACATTATCTCCATAGAAGTTAAAGAGCGCCTGAGCAGCCTTGTCTTCCTTGGACAACTCTGCATCTTGCAAGAGCATCTCCGTAATCATCATCGAGCGGAAGTCTGCATTGATCTCGACCTCATCGCCATCAATGGTCACACTGTACGGCAGAGCATCGATGATGATATTGCTGTTCATGAGCTGCCTTTCTTATCGGGGAACTGTCTCTTCTTTTTCGCCTCTGCCCTTCTCTGGGCACGGTTGCCTGCGTTGTACCGATTATTGAATTCCGACATCTTATCCGTAAGAGCCTCTTTCTGAGCGTTCGCCAGCTCCACGATAGAGCCCCAGGCCTTGATGCGCTTCATGAGGCTCTTCGTCTTGAACGCCTGTGCCGCGGTTCCTTCTCCGAACAGATCATCAAACCTGCGGTCGATTTCCTCTACAAGAGCCCTTGTGCGTTCTGAATCGGAACCTGCAGGTGCGTTGAAACTCTGCAGTGCATATCCCGCCTCCTGTAACTTATCGAGAAAGTCAGGATCGGATGCATCAATCTCAAGCGTTACATCACCGACTTTGAGTTCCCCCGTGATATCACTGGAGAGAGTACCGATACCTTCTGAAAAAATATTGTTATCAAGTGCGTTGCTATCCATTTATGCTCCTCCTTCTTAAGGCGTTGCCGTGAATGTATTTGCCGATATGTCGAAAGTGCCCTCGACAAAATCTCCCTGCTGGTGCAGGGTTCCTTTGACCTGCATTTCGGAATCATCCGGTGAATACTCCGTGACTTCTGCCGATACGCGGAATTTCCGCGCGGGATAACTCGTCTGTGTCGGAGTATCCCACAGATCAACAACAACATAATCGAAACACGCTGCATCTCCCGTCAGCTGATTGCGGCCTACTTCATAGAGCTGCTTGACCGGGGTCTGGGACGGAATATGGTCTGCTGTGAAGTCCCAGGATGCATTGTAGGAAGATACGCGGGTTGTCTTTGCCTTCTGATGGACGTACTGTTTCTCCTTGGTCTCAACACCTGTCGATCCGTTGATCTCGGTAAAGCCAAGGCCCATCAGGTTATAAGTCTGCTGTGCAGCTCCAACTGCATCAGCGCCAAGATAGTTGCCTACAAGATGCCGCTGTACGACATTCTCACTTGCATTCGGCATGATTTACCTCCTGTGATATACAAGCTGCAGCTGGATGGAATACCGTGCAGTCTTGCCATTCGTGCTCTCCAGATGACCGGGGAGCGTAACATATAGATGCTGTGCCGTCATCCCTTCCGGGAGGACCGGCAGATTATGTGCTGCATCCTGATCCTCGATCCAGTCGGACAGCTGGTCATAGAACGCTGCGTTCTGCAGGTTGATCGCTGTCTCCTGGTCGAAGATCTCATTGGATGAAAGCGTGAAATTGAATTGTCTAACAGTGCTCCTGTCGAGGTAGCGCTTACGTACGCGGGTACTTGGAACATAGCTGAATGCGTATGCAAACACCCGCTCCGGAAGCGTATCAACAGAAAAAGTCCCATCCTCATTAAGAATGGGACAATTCTTGAAGAACTCTACCACACTGTTCATGATAGCTGATGATGCATCAGACATTTGAGCCTCCTGACGCTGTTCTTCTAGCGCCTTCACATATCGTGTTCAGGTTTGCGGCCTTCATCCTTTCGAACCAGTATGAACCGCGGTTCGCGTCATAGGAACGTGTCCTTGCAGTGTGGTAATACTGCTTGTTCGAATATAGGGCAAGGTAGTTGACCTCACCGGATCCTATCTCTGTTCCGAGAATACCGCTCTGAATCATGAATCCTGTTTTTATCGGCATGAGCGGAGCATCAAGACGAAGGACTTCGGAATCAACGAACTTCTGTGCCCTGCTCATCCGACCATTGATCTCAGATTTGAAATTCGGATTGAACTCGAGAGTCACATGACCCTCGTCATCAAGCGACAGTTTGCCTCTCGGTACATCGATCTGCTGTGGTCCTGCCATCAGACACCTCCTATCCTCATGTGTGCGACAAATTCGGATCCCCTCGTCGTGTCATCCTGCCAGTTCGTGATCAGGCAGTGCTCCAGCGGCGATTTGCGGACCTCTGTTACATCAGAGAGTGAATCCCCTTTGAGGATCACGTCATCCTTCTGGATCGTCCAGTGGCCTTCTACAGAGGCACTGTACTGTTCCTGAGGGAGATAAGATTCCATCGCAGGAGAACCGTTAACCGTAGCTGTCAGCGGAATGCGTATGACATACGCATCTTCTGTCTGTTCCTCTGTCCCGCCAGTCCGGGAGAATCTGTGGACAAAACAGACTCCACGGATCACCGTTGGGCGGAATATATGTCCCCTGGACGCTTTATCGACAACCTTGTTGAAGATCGTGATGTCAGCATTTGTAATCATGTTGTCACCTCATCCCATTTATGTGACCAGCCCTTGAACATCAGGCCGGTATGGGCGAGATACTCGCCGATGACTTTGTCTGTTTCAGCATCACAGGCCTCTGACGCTTCCATTTCATCTCCGATATCAGTGCCTCCATATGAGACGCTGTAACCATCGTTCGATTCGGATTTGAGAGCTCCATTCTTTGTTGCGGCCGCTCTCGCTTGTTTTCTCTTATCGTACTCATACATGACTTCAGCTGCGCAGCACACGGCATCGAACACAGCATCCGGAAGGACGGATGCCGAAAGCTTACCGGTCCTCCCGAATGTCAGATATTCGACCCTCATGCTGGCTTTACGCGACCATTCCGGCCAGGACGCCTCAGGAATGGATGATCCGAAGTAACTTCCTGTATAGTACGCATAGTCAGCATAAGGTTTATCCATGGCATCAGCCCAGAGACTTGATCATTCCGATCGGAATCATCTTATGCGGATAGAAAGAAGTACCATTGCCATTCTTCACCAGCTCCCAGTTGGAACCCGTTGCGAGTTCCGCATCCGTCGGAGACGCGGTTGCCTGAGAATTCATCGTATATGAAATACCTCTCGGCGCCCACATCTTACGCTGACGAGTGTACAGCAGATCTTCGCCACCATTTGTACTCGGATCACGGTCAACTTCGGACGGAACTTTCGCTCCGCAATTGCAAAACTCGATAGCACCGCGGCCAAGTACATACGTGGTATAGACAGGAGATGATCCGGAATTATCAACCGGAACACCATCATCAACCATGACAAGGCGACCATTGACATATGCGAGCGTCGTATCTCTCTGGATGCCATCAGCATCTGTATACTTCGCATAGGCGAGAATCTTGATATTCTCAAGATTCGTTGCAACTACGGAGTGCATGATTGCCAGAGAGAATGCGGCTTTTTTGTCACCACAGGCATGCTGCATGCCCGTATTCAGAGATGTGGCATCGAGATAGCCGACCTTTCCTTCACTGTTCGTGATTCCCGTAGCATCATAGATATGATTGTTTACGAAATCGGCATTGCCGGTTCCAGACATTGCGAAAATTCCAGAGAAGATATTGATAAGTGTATCCTGATCAATATCATCCCAGTATTCATGGACCTGATTACCAGCCTGGGCCAGGAAGTCCTGACCACCGGTGATGTCGAATGAGAAATCTCTCTCCGACCATGCCTTGGCGCGGCCGACAACGATTTTGCCCTGCATGTAAGTATCCATGTTTGATGCCGGGATGTTGGTCTGTCCGTCATAGTTGACCGGAGCACCGCCGATACGTCCGCTGATCGGGGTCTTGATGTAGTTGCCGCCGACCTGATCTCTCAGAACATTAGCAAACTCCGGATGCTGAACAATAGCTCCCGATTTGAGGAGCATGTTCATGCGGGTGTTCGGAATTGTTTCCATATACTTCTGGAATACTTCGTCATTCCAGAATTTCTTATCGAATAAACCAGGCATAGTTTATCGTCCTCCTTAAAAGTATTTGTGGAGCATCATTTATTCCCGTTGAGGAGTGCTCCTACGTCAGTATCGGGATGTGCGTTCTTGTACGCCATCGCCTCTGCAAGTGTCATTCCCTTGCTCTTCGGCGCGGGATTTGTCGGTGAACTCATCGGATTCATCTGGGAGAAGAACGGGAGCGGATTCTGAGCCGGAGCAGGTTTCGGTTCCGTCTTCGATTCCGGATCAGCAGCCTTGAAGGCGTCAGCGTACGTCTTGCGGAATCCCTTCATGAGATCGTCAGCACCTACAAGAGCACCGTCCTTGACGGTAAGACTCTGTTCAGCCGACAGCAGGTCACGTATTCCCTTCTTGGCCAGAGATGATGTGAACTCCGTTCCGGACAGATACTGGTCAATAAGGTGATCTCTCTCCTGCGCTGTCAGTTTTGCATTGAGAGCCTTTGTCTCGGTCTCATATTTCTGCTTCCAGTCTGCAGCTTCCTTCTTGACCGTCTCGATTGTTACTCCATCTTTCTCAAAGCTTTCCAGTTTGACGTTCGCCTCTTTGAGCTGTGTATCAAGCCCGTCTGCGCGGGTCTTCTCGCGGTTGAACTTCTCCTGGCTGACATAGCCTCCGGCCTTCAGATCTACAACGTTGATTGTCTTGTCTGCCGTAAGGGCAGCAATGAACTCATCAGCTGTCATAGTCTTCGGCGCTTCGCCTTCTTTCGTTTCTCCCCACAGTTTCTTCAGAAATTCGTAAGCCATAATGTATCTCTCCTTATTCGCTAGATTTAGTTTAAACGACGGTCAACTCCGTCACGGCTATCTGGACTTGAACACCGTCCAGCCGGCGCCTGGCAGTTTAAACGTCTTACCCGGGACGTATAAAAAGAGGGCTGCAGACAGCCCCCCTCTTTCGCGAGAATTTATAAAGCATGAATTGTAGGCACAGGAATGAATTACCCATTTCCTATCGTTTGTTAACATTTACTACTGCCACTCTAACCCTCGTGGCGGGGAGATAGCAGGATCACCTCCTTCAGCTGTTGTCTGTCGGACCTCTGAGCAGTGTTCGTTTGCTCCGCACCTTACTCACCTCCTCCTTTCTTTTATTCCTTCCGTAGGTCAAATAAGAGCAATGGCAGGGACTTTTATGTCCTTACCTGCTGGAAAGTTCTTATCTGTTCCTCCTGAAAAGCGTCTGGAACAGTTTCTTTGATATCACGGTTATCTCTCCGGACGGAAGATGTATTACATAGTCGCCGCATCGACCCTTAATGCGTCCACGATCCGTATACAGCGTAAAGCCGTAGATGTAATTTGCACCGTCATTGATCCGGCTGTCGATGAAGATCTTCTCATCATTGACAGCCTTTGCGAACCAATATGGCCCGTCACGGTCATCATACGCAGAAGTGAACTCGAAAGCATCTACGACGAATGAGTTGCTTCGAAAGTCCACGGCAAGTCCTCCTTAATTCGCCGGCGAAACGTGGATGCACTTGTTCTCCCATTTCTTATAGGCGTCAAGGTAGGCTTCCCGTTTATCTCCGTTGTACGTGATCTCGTAATACATGCCATCAGAAACGGTCGTGCTGAGCAGCGCCTTATGATTCTGAAGCGTCTTACAGTACCAGACGACAAATACATCGTCGGTCGTGATTGAACCGTTCTTGTCGGTCTTGTCCGCCCTGGAATTGAAATATTCAACTACCTGTTCCTTGCAGAACTGGATATACTCTTTGCTTCCCATAAATTTCCTCCTTATCCGACTGTGAAGGCCGTCACATCACGCATGTTGTAGCCGGCAATCCACTGTTCATTCTTGATGATGATGAGATAGATTCCGCTGTCCTTTGCGAGGACTTCGTAATCATCCCAGAACTTCTGCGGGATAATGTCGATTTTGCCATCCCGGAAGAATACTCTGATCTTCTGTTTCTTCTGTTTCTTCTGTTTCTTCTTTACCTTTGCCATGGTTACCTCCTGTTATTCAACAACTTCCCAATCGGTTGCAAGCATATCGGCCTGCGAAGCGAGCCAACCCATCTGCACACCGGATGTTCCGACGAAAGCGAATGCAGCGTTGCCGATCGCGTCATGCTGGACATTGATGCAGTCCCCTTCTGCGTTTTTGTAGGATATGCAGGTGGCAAGTTCGACGAACTGATTCTTGCCGTTCCATCCCCTGCGCCGGATCCGCTTGCCATAACGCTTCGCCATATTGATGGCGTCACCAAAGGACAGCCCTTCCTGCTTGCCGCCAAGAAGAGGAGTGTTGCCTTCATCGGCATACATCCAGTCATCGGCAAGGATGTTGCGAAGCGTATATTCCACACGCTGTGTGTCACGGATGTCAAGCACGGGCTCTCCTGTGTCTGACTCTTCGGGACGGCAATGCATTCGGATGGTCTCCCGCTTTTCGTCCCAAGTCCAATAGCCTGCCCATGTCGGACGCTTGATCTTGCATCCCTGTTTCATTGCTACAAACGCTACATCGAATTTCATACATGTCTCCTTTCGTTGCATGAAAAAAGCACCGGTCTCCCGATGCCAAGTTACCTTAATGCTCTTCTGTTAGCCCATACTGCTCTTTGAGAAAGTGACCTGCCGAATCCGGGAACCCTGACTCGGTCATTCTCGGCATCTCTGCCTGTCTGTCTCAGGAAGTCCTTCAGCTTCGCTTCCTTCTCCTTCAGCTTCACGGATTCTGATTCAAATCCATTTCTCAGCGTCTCGATTGTCTCGTCATCTTCTGCCTCATCAATGGCGGCATCAATGCCTGACAGGGTACGCTTTGATTCCCGTATAGATCTCTCCATTTTTCTCTGGAGCTGTGAAGCTTCATAATCGTGGTACTCATCTCCGTCATATTCTACCGTATGGTCCGCATATTCAGACAGCTTTTCAGCTGAGTATGCCCTCTCCGAAATACCTGGCCAGAACGGGTAAAAGGTATGCCGGCAGTTCACTCCGCACAACCCTCCCGCATCGCCATAGCCTGTGGATTCTTCGAAATTCGGATAATCAGCTGTCGCGCCCTCGATTTTGAAGACCTGTCCCTGCCATTCGGCGTGGGATGGTCTTGCTCCCGGATGAGCGGAAGTCTCATAATACTCGGCGTCCAGTTCCGCAGCGTTCATTTCCGTTATGCGTCCTGCTGTCTGATTTAGGCTTGTCAGGACGTTCCGACGTATTGCAACATCTAATTTATCGTTACGGCTTGGAAATGCGACTGTAGCACCCTCTCGTCCTGCTTTCTTGACTGCCTGATAAATAGCCTCGGCAGGTGAAAAAGCACCGGAAGAAACTTTCATGAATGCCTCGTTAGAACATTCAAGATAGAGCTGTCCACCTGTTTCACCCATTGTGAGAGTGAGATTGTGGATATTACCTGCTGTCCTGTCAACCATTGCTTCTAAGATCTGTCTCATCTGCGGTGACAGATTCATTTGGACTTCGATTCCGTTCCTGATGAGGGGAGCGACATTGCTCTGGATGTTTATGCTCATAGCCTCACCGAATATCCTCCTGATTTCTGCATCCGACTTTCCCGCCTGCTCCGCAACTCTGCGGAGGATATTGTCCTGTAAAGATCCAAGGTGCTGCAACTGCCTGTATTGTATGGCGGCAGTATCTGTCAGTTCACCGGTCTTCACTATACGGCGGGCTATATCCTGGATAATACTCTCTTCAAGATCATCATAGAGCCTGACGAGGTATTCTGATGCACTCGCAAGATATTCGGGAGTAAGCATTACCTACCCCCTATTCTTTCGGAAAAAGAGAATCCGCATCAGGAAGCGGTGCAGGCATCATTTCCTTTGCTTCTTCCTCTGAGCAGCCGAAGTACCATGCAAGGAACAGCTCCGGCTTGAGTTTGTTCGCCATGACCATCGACCAACGCCTCTGGTATTCAACGTCTGTATCTTCAAGAACTCCATCTCCGAATGTTATTGTTGTTTCGACATTTCCTGCAGGGCAGATATTGTAAAGGACAGCTATCTCCTGTATAGCCATGGAGAGTTGCTGAAGGCCGTTGTTCCACTCATCCTGCATGAGTGATACGGTATTGAAAGAACGCTGTTTGGACATCTTGATTTCCGTTGCGGTCTTCTCGATCTCCTGTGCATGGCTCAGGGTGCCGTATGCAAGGCCGCACAGCCACTCGATCTTATACAGATGCTCATTGAGTCCATTGAACTGCGACTGATCACGGATCTGCGGAAGGTATGGCTCGAACATTGTCTTTGACTCGTGCATCCCGCTGTGATACAGGCGGAAGAGGCGTTCCCTTCCAGCCGGAAGCATTGGTCTTCCGGTTCTGTCCTCGTCGAACAGTGTCTCATCTGCGTCGACAGCAGCCTCCGTCGCTTCGTACTCCCAGAGCACACGGCCGTACTGTTCGTCAGCGGCCTGTATCTGTTCCTCTGCAAGTGAAAAAACACTGACGCCGAGCGGCGATTCAACATCCACCGTGTTCGGCATCGGCACCTTGATGTACGTAAAGAGCGGAACCTTCATGTTGCTCATCTCGACTTCCGGCTGTAAGGCCGACCACTCTTCCACATCTGTCAGCGGGATCTCCCTTTGGAGGAGCGTATCCAGCTCTATCCGGTCCAGACCACTGATCGACGGGTTCCGCGCCACATAGGCTTTGTTCCTTACTCTGTATTTCGTTCCTTTCAGCTCGTGGATCTCGAGCCTGGTGTAAACATCCTCGCCGACCGTTTTGTACTGGACAAAAACGGCGGAGATGACATTGCCGTTACTGTCAAAGGATATCGGGTAGAACTTGTCTGCCTGCACCCATTCAACCCCAACTTTCGTCGGCATTCCGCTCTCATCCGGAACAGAAGGAAATGCCTTGGCCACGATTCCTCCTAAGGCACAATAGATAGACACATGCCGGAACTTCTCCTTCAGCGCTTTCTTCATCTGCTCATCAACGAAGGTTGCCATCGCGGATCCGGACGATTCCATATGGAATTCCGTGAGGATCAGTCTTGCGAACTCCGCTGATATAGCTGCCGGGAGATTGAGGGTCTTAACATCTTTCTCCCCGCCTTTCCATAACGGCTCATCTTTATACATAGACAGCCAGAGCTCAATGCCGTTCTTCATGAGCTCTGACTCAGCGATTCTTACGCCAAGTTCTCTCTCGACACTGGCTCTTGGGAGCATCGATCTTACCCTCCTCTTAATCCAGTTCCACATCTCTGGGATATTCACGGTTTCCTCCGTCAGTTGCCAATTGTTACCTGTGTGTCTTACGCTTGATCATCCTCTCAATGAACCGCTCAAATGTGTATTCAAAAGCATCCATCGAATCAATGTCCGATGTTCCGTTATCGAGACGGATGTTCTGCGTTGGTTGCTGCGGGTCCCAGATCGCAGTACCAATCGCCCCCATGAGCGACCTGCAATCAGGCTCCACATAATAAAATCGCTCCTGCGCATACATGGCGGTCAGAGCGAATATTCTATCGTTTATGTATGTCTTGAGGGCATCTTCCACCCTCAGATTGATGCCGGCCTCGGCGAGTGCGTTCCTCATTCCTCGGATAAGGACCTGTTCTTCCGAATCGGCATATACTACTGTTACAAATCCGAATATCCTCTGGACATCACGGACGAACCTCAGAAAGAACTGATTGAATTCGTTCGGTCCTACGTCCGCAATACGCATCCCGGTATCTTCATCGTTACCGCCCTCAAGGTATCTCCGGCTCCTGAGAGCTATCATCTTCTCATAATTCCGTGTCAGGCCTGTTGCCACGAAGGCATGTCCAGATCCGTTCCCGCCGAAGTCAACACCTATGATGACCTTGACAATCTCCATCGACCTTGCCTGCTGTGCCGTAATGCTGTGCGGTTTTATCTGCCCGGCAGGAAGGGAAAATTCAGCAGCCATCTTCGGATATATGAGACCTTCAGCAATACATCTCTGGCCGAGAATGTCTCGGTTGTACCATATCGTCCCAGGCTCATACTGAGAGATAAACTCTTTACGTGACTCTTCTGATATGTTGATGTTGTCGAAGATCGTGAACTGCTTGTAGTTGACGCCGCCGAGCATCTCTCCCTTTGCAGCCCTCTCAACATACTTGTCGATGTACTCTGTGTAGATAGGTGAATTAGGATGATCTGGGTTCAGATCCCAAAAGAACTTCCTCCGATGGGATGCGAGTGTTCGGTTGAATGCCTCCTTGATGGTGTTGTCGTGATGCAGGTTAATCTCTGTCGCAATCCACATAGCCGGCGAAGATCCACGGAAGGACTTGAAACTGTCGGCCTTGCCACCGCCGCAGAAGATGACTATCTTCTGCTCATAATGCGTGTCAGGTCCGCTGATGATAAGCGCCTCATTTCCTTTGTACTTTCCCCAATGACACTGATTGTGGAATATATGCTCCAGACCGAATCCGTTACAATCACCGATGTTCAGCTTCGCGATAGCTCCGGTACTCCCTGTTGCCAGGAATATTTTGTCTGGATGATCCTTCAGTTCGTAGGCGAACGCTTTCACGTTGTCCACCGTCTTACCGGCTCTGACTGCTCCCTCTGCGATATTGTAGGTGTTATCCTTGCACGCCCTGATATACTCGATGTGCTTCCGAGAGAAATTGAAGTCAATCGTCTTCCGACGCTTCACTTCCCTCCGCGTCTGCCGACACCGGAGAGTCCTGTGCGTTGTCCGCATCGTCCTCACCTCCATATATCAGTGCATCGATTTCCGACGCATCTTCGATTTCCAGATCTGTGCCGAGAAGTTTATTCGTCTGAGCATCGACCTGCTCGATGCGTGCGTCAAGGAGTTCAAGTTCAAGTTTGTCTTTTTCACGCACATGAGCAATCCGACTAACCTTGGAATCAAGTAGTTCAACTTCTCTCTTACTCTTTTCTTCCATGTTGCGAATTTGGCTAACACGAGCATCAAGAAGTTCAAGTTCAAGCTGTCGTTTCCTGTCTCTATGGCAAGCACTCTCCCTCGACTCTCTCAGATCTTCAAGCTGTTTGAGGTCAGCTGATATCTGTTTCTGGATGGATGTTAACTCCCTGTCCAAACGTGCGATAAGGTCAATCGTTGCCTCAGTCCTTGTATCCTTCTCCCCTTCCTCTCCAGGAAGTGCCACGCCGGCTGCCACAGCGATTTCCTTCACCCGTTTGTATTCCTGCTTCTCCTTCTCTCCTTCTTCTCCCTTTGCGAATACTCTTTCCTTCCGAATCTGGTTGATAGATGAGATATAGAGCGGGTCCTTCTTTTTCTCTTCGATGGCGGCCATGACACGCCTCTCACGAATCGTGAGCACCTGTATCTCCATGATGAGACGGTCTTCCGTATCGAAGTCAGACATATTCTCAAGGAGTTCCTTATCCTCATCTCCGAGGAAGTTGAAGAACACGGCTCGATATGCCCCATGCTTGACGGCTTTTTGATTACGAGGAGCAGATGATTTATTCCCGACAGCGTTCTTGTTACCCTTCGGCGCCCCTCTCTTCTTTTTCCGAGCGTTCGTTTTCTTGCTCGCCTTTTTGGCTGGTTTCTTATCAGGCTTCTTTTTTTCCGAACGTTCGGATTTATCTGCGTCCCACTTCTGGGTTGACTTCCAGCGTCGGACAGTGCCCGCGGGGACTCCAAGTTCCTCAGCAATATCTTTGAGCAGCTTCCCGTCATGATACATCTGCTCAGCTTTTATGCTGTCTGGACTTCTTGCCCTTGGCATTGTCCGTCTCCCTCCTTTGTGTGTTTTGGCAGGACAGCAGAAAGGAAGACGGTTTGGGGATTCCGTCTTCCTTGGTGTGTTCTACTATCCCTATAACATATTCGCTCTGAATTATCTGACATCATACGATTATGGCAGGTCGTTTATTACATCTTTGTCAGAAATTCAGCTTTTGAATATTCATTCTTGCCGCTCGCCATCATCTTCAAGAAATCATCCTTTGAGAAATCCGACAGGCGGAATATCTCTTCCGGCTTCATGCCGAGCTGTTTGCCGATCTCATCAACCGATTTTCCCTCATCCATCAGCTCTTTCACGATCTTCTTCATCGGTTCGAGCAAGTGCGTACCTCTCGCCCTGTTGTGCGTGACGGTTCCGTATATGTCCTCGGAGTGTTCCTTATGTGCAACAATCACGATAGGAACCATACCACCGAGCATGCGCATCATATCTGGTTCACCGGCAACTGTCCACCGGTGGAATCCATCAATGATTGTCCTGTCAGGCCTGCACACGATCGGGAGCGTCCACCCATTCGTCAGGATGGACTGTTTGAGGAGCTTGAGGTTCTCTTTAGAGACCACATTCGGGTTATAATCATTCGGTTTCACGGTTTCCCTGGGCACCCACTGCAGCGTCGCGAGAGGAGCTCTCAGATCATTCATGGCCGTTTCGCCTCCTTTCGTTTAGCTTCCTGTATATATTTGCCATATATACGTGTGTAGAGTGCCCGGTATGTCCTCAGCTTCGGGTCACCGGACATCAGTCCTTCATAAATCATCTTATAGTCAGCATTGGTTGCCACCTTTGAGACGTTCATGAAGAACCTCTGGTATCTTGATGCAACATACCTGTGATGTTCGTTCGGGAAATATCTTTCAGGGTTCTTGAATACCTCTATGAGTTCCGCTTTGTAATCACGGTCGCTCTCGGTTTCAAGCCTCCTGCGCTTTCTCGAAGTACGGCCGAACATCTCACTGTCCCAATAGAGGGCTGCGAGATATGCGTTCGGCTCCCTGCGTATGACACGTTCCATGAGGTCAGGATAATACTCGTTCATCTTGACCAGGCTCCTTGCCGTATCCACAGAGAAGAACTGCGATACTCGGAGCTGCTGTTTGCTGGATCCTGACTGCCACAGATACAGGTATATATCCGGGATGTTCACATGGTTCTCATAGAGGAACTTCCAGACATCCCCGTTCGTCCAGTCATAGATCGGGAACACGGCGTGCTTGTTCGTCATTGTCCGTCCCGCTCTAAGCATCGATGCGATATTGGTCAATCTCTGAATCGATTCTGCGGCCCGTACACCCGTTATTGTGATGCCGGACGTACAGATACGAGGCAGGAAATCCTGATATGCATCAATCCTCGGATTCAGTTTCGGATGTGTCCGTATTGCGAATGGGGGAGGCTGTCTCACCCAAACATCTTTCTTCGTGCTGTCCCAACAGATGAACGTCTCATCGTTGGTCAGGGAATTGAAGCAGTTGAAGTGCTTGACTTCCACGCAAAACCATTCAAACGCCGCGCCCACCATGAGGAACTTCTTCCGCCAGTTGCGAACCGTTTGTTCTATACACGGGAATATCGCCTCCTCATCAATGAACTGGACTGTTAATTGCTTCGGGTTGATCTCGCCTCTCTGGATGAGCTGCATGGTTATCTCCGCCATGCACAATGTATCTTTCCCTCCGGAGAAGCTCATAAAGACGGGCAGGCCGTTATTGAAGACGTTCTTTATGCGGATCTCAGCCGCCTTCACGACATCAATGCTCGCCTTGCATCTCTTTATAGCCAAATGCGTTCACCGCACTTCGGGCAGATAACAAAACGTCCGGTCTCCGCTCTCTCCGGATCGTCCGCAGGAGCAGTCCCCTGCGCTTCCGTGTTCTGTGCCGGTGCGGGCTGTGCGACAGGCTGCGGAGAGGCGGTTTCCCTTTCTTCCTCGCGGCGTGTCTGTTCCCTGATGGTATCGATCTCCGACTGATCAAGAGTGCCATAATTGGAGATCTGTTCGGTCAGCTCATCGGCGTCCGCGAACATCTGTCTCAGGATGTCCTCATCATATCCAGGAATATCGAGGTCACCCTGCAGTTCGGATAAAAATTCGTTCAGAGTGTCCATGTTTTCTATCCCCAGATTGAATATCTTGTTGTCGGCGATCATCAGTTTCTTTTTCTGTGCGCTCGTCAGATCATCATATTTATATACCCTCGCTTCCTCGATACCGAGGCGCATGAGGGTCAGATACAATCCGTTCCCCGCGAGTATCTCATTGTTCTCATCCACGACGATGGGGCGGATCTGGCCGAACATCCTGATTGATTTCTCAAATTCTTTCAGCTGTTGGTCTGTGTGTATGCGGACATTGCGCTCAGGCGCTTTGAGGTCCGCGACTTTCATTACTAATTCCTGCATTATTCCTCCGATCTGGAGGAGCAATGGGACCGCCTGCAAGCGGTCATTCAATTCCGAGCGTTCGCTTTGCGTTCTCAGCGAGTTCACTGTCTATGGCTGCGATTTCTTCCCATCCGTTACCATGCGTCCACTGCCTTGCCGGCCATGGATGCGTTCCGCACAGATATCCGTTATGCCATCCATAGATGGGCGGCATGTCCAGTCCATGGTAATGGATATATGCGAGGATGGCTTCATGTGGCCATTCGGACAGGGGGCTGTATCTGGTCACTCCCTCGTTCGCATTGGTATAGATATTCGTCCCCCGGCCTACAAAGTTCCCGTCTGCCTTTCGCCTGCCGAGCAGGATCATATCAAGGCTGTGCGCCTTATAATACTTCGCCTGGGCGCGGTGCTGAACGATATGGAACCACTGGGCTGCCTTCTGGCTCGTATCCGGGAAAAGCATTCCCATGTGCTTTTTCAGCCATTCGAGGTCCTGTCCCGTATTGATGATCTCACATCCTTCAGGGGCGTTCTCCCTTACCCATGAATCAAAGGCGGGGTATTCAAGGTTCGTTACGGCGATCATGCTCTCATGGATTCCGGCTTTCTCACAGATGTCCCCGAGGACGATGCTGTCCTTGCCTGCGCTCCACGCATATGCGGCATGCTTATCCCCCACGGTAGCCTTGATTTCTTCAATCGTCTGGCCGACGAGCTCATCCAGCTCAGGACGGGTGACATATTCCTCGATATGCACCATGGCTTCAAGCCAGCTCAGGTTGTCGATGTTCTGTTTCCTTCCGAGGACTTTCTTCATGCACTCACCTCCTGCCTGACCTTTGAAGCAGCTACCGCAATGATCCCGGAGATGAGCACTGTATAAAGCGCAGCGCACGATTTCAGCACGGACAGGTTATTGATCGTCGCATATGCGAAAACAGGAAGTCCGGTCAAAAGAGAGACGCTGACACCTGCTACGATTGCGCCTGCCCTCAGTTTCTTGCCGAGCAGTGTCATGACCGTCGGCAGGAGCGTGGTCGCTCTCAATGTTCCGTAGACAAGAAACATCTTCGTGACCGTCAGTCCAGGAATATTGGCGATTAATATGCCTACGACCAGCAGGCCGACCATGACACCCTTTGAGAACCGCATTTTTCCTGCATCATCTAACTTGCCGGTAACTTGCCAGTCTGTCGTAAGGGATGCCGCGGCACACAGATTACTGTCCACTGTCGAGAGCAATCCGCTCATCAGCATGAAGATGAACGGTACGACCACCCATGCCGGGAACAGATGCTGAATCAGTTCCAGATTGACCGTCCCTGTGTCCTGTGCTGTAAATCCCGAACCTGCAGCTATGAATCCGAGTATTCCCATACTGAGCGGAACCAATCCGAACAGGAAGGCACCGAGCGCAAACGCACGCCCTATCTTCTTCTCGTCAATACTGAACGCCCTCTGCCAGAAGCACTGGTCTCCGAACGGACCGGAAACGAGCCCTATCGCAGTGGGAAGTCCAAATCCTATCAGAACCTCGATTCCCTTCCCGCTGAACAGACTGGCGTACTCACCAGATGCGCCTGTGAAGCCTCTCGTCATGTTTTCGATGCCGTGCGGGTTTCCCAATGCCCACGGGACAAAAACGGCGCATGCGGCCAATATGAGGACCATCTGAACGACGTCCGTCATGACCGATGCGCGTATCCCTGAGAACTGCGAGTATGAATATGCGATGACCGCCAGCAGAACCGTGACAAGGGTAAAGTCAAGGCCTGTCGTTACGCTGAGTATCTTGCCCCCTGCAAGGAGCTGGACAGCGGTCGACAGGATCGTGAGGCCTGCGAGCTGGACACCGTAGACCTTACGTACGCCTTCGCTCCGGTATTCGTGCCCCATGAATCCCGAGAGCGTGATGCCGTCCGGCATCCTCTTACGGATGCGTTCCGCGAAGGGTATGAAGAACAGCAGGCATAAAACATTCGGTACGAGGAACCAGAACAGGCCGGGCACACCATTGATATAGGCCTTTTCCGCAGAAGTGAAGAGCGCCGGCGCCCAGATCCATGTCGCTGCAATCGACATGGCGGATGCCACAGCCCCCATCTTCCTGTTGCCGACATAGAAGTCATCGGCACCGTTCCCCTTCCGTGCAAAGAGTAATGTTGCGGCCATCATGACCGCGAAGTACACAAACAGCAGTATCAGTCCATTAAATCCATTCATTGATATTCTCCTTTTTTGATTTTCGAAGAAACACCCGGCCGTTGTGAATCCTGCCTCCTTCCCACGGTATGAATGGAAAAGCCCCCGGGGGATACCCAGGGGCTTCATGGCAATGACGTGATTTTGCTTTTTTAGCATATCACAATCCGTGAATTAAAGAAAGACTAAAATCGCATTTTCCGCGAACTGTTCTTACATACCGTATATTTTCAACAAATATCACCTCTTATGTTGTGAATTTCAGCCCATCTACCCCAAAAATCAGGGATGCAAGACTCTCCTCTGCAACGGCAAGGTCCGAATAGAGTGTGGGGAGGGTGACCCCCAGTTTTGCCGCGGCTTCCGACATCTTGAGCTTCGTGACATTCAGGTAAACGATCTGCACTGCGCGGTACCTTCTTTTCTCGCGATCGCCATGGGCGTAGCAGAAGGACTTATACACCTCTATCATCCTGTCCACATGGGCCAGTATGACCGCGGTCTTTTCAGATGACTGCCTGATCGCATCAACGACACAACGGTCGTCACCCTTCATCAGCATGAGGATGTCAAGTTCTTCAGACGCACGCTTTGCGACCTCACGATTCCAGACAGCCTCCTCGCATCCCTTTTTGAGCATTCGGTAATTGCGCAGGAGAAGCTTTGTATTCCGCAGACGCCTGTCCTTGAACGCCTTCGTCTTATCCGCATACGCATACTCCATCTCACGAACCGTCTCCGCCGCGGTCTCGAAAGCCGTCTTACGGATAAGTGCACCCAGCTCTTCCTCGGTCATAACGATAAAACGGTTATGCAACTCGTCATCCGGTAAAGCCGTCGTGACTTCCGCCTTATTCTCCGGCATTACTCTCACCTCCCTTGATGATGCTGGCGATCTCTGCCTTCATTGCATTGAATTCATCTGCGCTGACCTTCGGCCCGAAAGCTGCTCTTGCCGCGTCCAGTGCCTCCATAGCACCGCACACTTCGCAGATCTGCGTCTTATTATCCTTTCTGGATATGCACCCTACCCGGATATACTTCTCATTACAAACAGGGCATATCTTGATCTCGTTCTTCGCCATAGCTTCGTCCATTACCTCCGGAAAATCGAAAATGCTGACCTGTCCTGGCAGTTGCTTCCTGCGGTGCACGACTTCTGTGCCTGTCTCTTTCGCCCAGCATTCCGGCCCATATCCGCGCTTCCGGCTTTCCGGATCCGTAAGCTTACGCCCACAGCGCCTGCATTTTACATCCATTAGTTACCTGTATTCCTTTCCCGTGTGCCTGTCCCGGAAGGTGATGCGTCCTACGATCTCGAGCCCGACAAGGCTGGCAGCCTGCTTGAAGATATACATCAGTGAAGTGATGTCATTTTTCACGTTCTGCTCTTTTTCCCACTCTTTCCTTGAGATATTTGCCATTGCACCGCCTACCGTAGGATCGTTATATCCTTCTCCGTTCTTCATCTTGTGCCTCCTAATACCTTTCGCTGTAGTTGACCTGTACTATGCGGTATGCTTTTTCGTCACCGACGTGGAACGAAGTCCCATCCTTGCAGTATATGTTCCACCCTTTCAGCGTTCCAGACCACTCAAAGCGGAACAGGTGCCTTTCCTCAATGACAAAACGTCCGTACTTATCACGTTTCGGATAATCAAAGCCAAATGAATTTCCAGATGTCGTGAGGATCCGGTTCCCACCGTATTCCTCTATTGTGAAATACCCATCCTCTTCTGACTGCACGGCAACGAACCGCTGCTTGTTCACTGTCTTCACATACCTGTTATTGTTGATCGTTTTCTGCTGATAGCTGAGCTCTGCGGATATCTCGCGTGAAAGAGAGCCGTCCTTTGCGACCATCACAACCATGTCCGGATCGTCAAGATCGTAGAGCGTGATGACGGGATCGTATTTCCCGATACTGAAAGCCTCCTTCACGGTCTTCCGCTCATTCCCTGCAGCTATTTGCTGGTATTCTCCAAAAAGTAGCGCTATCATCACTGTCACAATTATGGTTATCTTCATCATTCTGGCCATATGAATTCCTCCTACAAACGGCATAGTGTCCCGCCGAGTTCTGAAGAACAACAACCTCCGGCAATAAAACCTTCGGCTTGAAACTCTGGAAGATAGCATTTGAAAGGCACTGTACGAGGCGTTCGTCATCGGTCAGGTCTTCCCTTCCCATATGCACGAATATGGCGTGCAGGACCTCATGCGTAAGCGTTTCTTCCGTCAGTGCTTCGTTCATGTCAGCGTTCAGCGTGATCTTTGCCTTGCTGTACTCGACCTGCCCGAAGTGCGTGCCGCCAATAAAAGCGTCCTCCTTGAAAACAATCGTATGCGGGATCCCCATGATCATTATCTTCGAATTATCCGGATACCTTCTGGCCGGCACCTTCCTTACCGGTCCTGCAGGTGCGTCCGCGTTCTTCTGTGTGCCATTACCACCCCCGCCGAGCCTTGCGATCGCGCACCTGATTGCATCGGCGAGCCCCGGGTGATAGAATTCCGTCGAATCAATATACTTCTTCAAACCTTCGCTAAGTATCTTCACTACTTCCTGATCAGTCACTTCAATCTCCTTTCTTATCCACTCGTTTTTGTTCAATCCGTTATTCCGCAAATGGATCCGGCGCTTCTTCTATTACCCATTCATCTTCAAGTGGGTCTGGCGCCTCTTCTACAATCCAATCGTCCGCAAACGGGTCTGGTGCCTCCTGCATAATGCAGTCATCAGCGAAAGGGTCTGGAGCCGGAACCCACTGATTAGA